TCATTGAGTTTCGCAAGACCTTGAGCTACTTTAACCACACTCTCAAGATTTCCAGTGTCAGTGATATTTGCTGTAGATTCGGCAAAGGATTTCATCGCATCGCCAAGATTAGAAGCTCCTGTTGCGAACAGTGATAAGTCTTTCGATCCAAGCCAAGCCTGAAGCTTACCACCGGTTGCTGGAAGTGCATTATTCAGATCAGAAATACTCTGAGCTACAGACACAACGTCTTTCATGTGTCCGGTATCAGTTATACCCTGCGTTGCATTATAGAAAGATGTAAGCGCTTCGCCAAGTGAAGTAAGATTCGTACCAAGACTTGCGAGTGAGCTGTTACCGGAGAATTTCTCAAATAATCCATCCAGAATACCAGAACCAACAAATGAACCTATAGCAGATGCTAAAGTTCCAGCTGCAGTTGCACAATCCGGATTCAAGGTAGATAACATACTAAAGAATCCAGCTGCGTTCGTAGCAAAATTGGACAAATTAGATCCGATTGCTGGTAAACCAGAAGTAGCGCCAGCTGCAAATCCTCCTACCAGAGAACCAACTGCATCTCCTACTTTAAATAGAACTGTCTTGAGATAATCGAGTGCAGTATCTACTCCCCCTCCAGTGAAATTATTTACAAGACTGAGAACTCCACCAAGAGCGGTCATCAGTGTTGCGAGAACTCCAACAAATGCTACAAGTCCAAGAGCTGCAGATGCTGCGGATGCTGGGTTTACTCCAGTAGCCGTGGTTATAGCACAAGCTGCTGTTAATGATAACAGCACCATTGACAACGATGCAGCTGCTTTAAGAGCTGAATCGGTATCGGTGAGTGTTGCTAAACCATATATAATTCCTCCAAGAGCTGCTACTACGGCTGTCAAAACAACAATTCCGACAAGTCCTTTCTTAGCAGGTTCAGATGACTTTGCTAAAACCGTGCACATACCAATAACGATACCAAGTGCCACGCTTGCACCAAATATTTTACCTGTATCACACATGGAAAGTAATGATAATGCACCAGCTAAGACGCCTATCATTACAGCCATAGAAACGAGCGTCTTACCAGAACCTTTTGTGGCATCGCTAGCTGCTTGTGATATTAATGTTAACAGTACCATTAATGCACCGATTGAGCCTACACATTTTAAAATATCACCGCTGTCTATACCGGCAATTAATTTCATAGCACCTGCTAAAATAAGAATACTTGCTGACATACCCAGCATCATAACACCAAGTTTGGCGCTATTTCCTCCTCCGGGTAATTTAGAAATTCCCATCAGCACACCATACAATACAGTAATCAATCCAATCGTAATAATACCTTTGGCAATATCACCATTATCAATTTTTGCAATTATTTTAATTGCTGTAGCAATAAGAATAAGGCTTGCTGAAATTGCTAAAATACCTACCCCAGCTACTTGAGCATTCTTTCCGGCTAATCGAGTAGCAGCCATAATAAGTGATAAGGCTGTAAATATACCAATTACACCGCCGAGTCCCTTGCGAATCTCATCTGGATTCATCTTGGCAAGTTTTTTCATGGCTATAACAATTAAATATAAAGACGCTGCCATAGCGAGTATTGGTTTTCCACTTATGCCTGAACTAAACTTTGAAGAAGACCATTTCATAACGAAATCCATTAAAGTCAATGTTCCCATAAGAACAATCAACGTATTAGTAGCACCGTCAATGTCACCCTTCTCATTTGCAAGTAGTCGTAACGCAACGCTCATGATTAACAGCGATTTAGCTATGCTGTTAAATACTTTTCCGTTATCAGTAAGTGGTCCACCAGAAATATCGGTCATTGCAGCACATGCTAAAGCCAAACCACCGGCAAGAACAGACAAAAGTATTGCATTATTGATAGATGTTCGTAAATCCATTCCATCCATTATTTTAAGAGCTATAGTAAGAATGAGAATTCCTTTAGCCATGGATTTCATTTCTTTACCAGCGCCAGATATATCAGAAAGCGCATTAACTAAACCTGCTACGCCTGTAAGCGCGGCTAGTAACCCGCCAATAGCAGCTAAACTAATGAAAGCTTTCTGTAAATCAGCCTCTGGAATCTGCGATAGTACAACAAGTGAAGCCGCAAGAATTCCAATTGATACCGCAAGATTTTTGACAGCTTGACTTCTCTTTACCCATGCATCAGCTTTAATACTAGAAGCCCAGCTACTTAAAACTTTGTCAACACTATCCCCAAGATTTGAGAGGTCGGGCAACAATGAAGTTAATCGCTTTACGGAATTGATAAGTTTACCAATCTGCTTGGCTGCTAGAATAATCAGTCCACTACCAACAATAGCAACGATTGGACTCCAGTCAACATTAGAAAGTTTGTCTTTTACAATATCGGCAAACTCACTAATACCATCTTTCAGTTTTGATAAGTTTGTAATAACTGTATCCCATGACTTATCCTTAAGTTTATCGAGACCTTCTCCGAAAGTATTGAAATCACCTACAACAATGCTAAGTCCTTTATGAGCATAATCTTTGAATTTATCAATTCCTTTACCGGCTGTATCAAAGATTTTGTCAGTATTAACAAAGTAATCGAACACATTATCTTTGAAGTCTTTTAAGACATCTCCGATATTATTCATATCAATCTTGTCAAGCTTTTTGCATCTATTAATAAAAGCGGTAAGTCTGGTAGAACCACCTTCAAAATATCTTCCAAGCTTATCAAGTCCCTTACCCCATTCTTCTTGGACTTTTTTTATTCCATTTTGAACTTTCTCAGACTCATACAGCTTTACAGTCCAGTCTTTAATAAAACTTGCTGCTTTCTTCAAGTTAGTTGAGGTAAACTCAAGAGCAGACGTATAAAGCGTGTTGTTATGTATAGCGTCCCTCAGCTTTACGATATTATCACCAAGATTTGCTGTGAATTCCAGAATGTCGATATCAGACATCTTAAGCAAATCACACAATGTCCTAAATCCAAAGCGTACGGCTCCTCCGGTGATAGTTCCGACAATGTCTAAGGCCGCAAACAAACCTTTAAAAGATCTCTGTAACTGATCACTTGTCTTTGAACTATACATGAGATTGAACGATAAATCATGTACTTTCTGTATGATTCCATACAAGTCATCAGATGTAAATTCCTTCGGGAAGATGTCTTTATATGCATCCTTAACGTCGTGGGCTATACGAATAAGCCCCTTCCATGCATATCCGATTGATTCAATGGCTAAATCTCTACCACCTTTTTTGGTGATATCATTCATTAAATCGTCGACATTCTTCTTGAGTTTGTCGGTAGAACCAACAGCATCTTGTAAGGCTTTTACGGTATTCGGACCTACAATACCATCAACACTCAAACCTTTAGCCTGCTGAAAAGCTTTGATTGCTGCAGTTGTCTCTGAACCAATAAGTCCATCAGAACCGTACTTACTTAAATCGTATCCAAGCTGCTTAAGAGCTTCCTGAACATTTTTTACATCTTCACCAGTATCTTTAAAATGAAGCAAACGATCAATATTAAGACTCTCTTTGGATATTCCACCGAGACTTTTCTTAAGCAAATCGGATGATACTGCACCCGCACGAATAGCCTTCTCCAGAGTTCCATATTTTTGAATAAGAGTGTCAGCATCACCACCGTTTTCGTTGATAGCCGCTTTTACCCTATCCTGAAAAGCTGTTGTTTCGATACCAGCATCATTAATAGATTTGATGAATTTATCATAATTCGATGTAAGTGCATCATATAGCAAATCATTACGTTTATTTGAAGAATTGTTAATGATATCACTTAAAGTATCGGATACAACAGTGAGTGACTCTTTCGCCTGATCGAAATTACCAACAATATATTCCCAGCTCTGAGTCCATCCAGACTGCATGGCTTCCTTTAATGTGTCAAACAACTGTGTAAAGGTCTTTACCTTTGTGGCAGCATCGTTGGCTGTCTGACCCATTTTGATTATTGAAGAAATCTGTTCATCAGTATAACCCATCGTCTTCAGCTGAGATTCGTTGAGGTCACCAGTGAACTTGGAAAGTGTCTCTGTCAAGATACTAGATGTAAGCCATCCCTTGCTCAAAGTTTCTCTGAAAGAACCTTCATCCTTAATCATCTGGTCAATGGCAACTCCATGGACACGAGCAGTCTCTTTCAGTGCATCCTGAAAGACCTGACCACCCATACCTGCATTTACTACTGAGTTCCAGTCCTGAAGTTTAACAGTACCAGCTGCTAATGCCTGTGAAAGCTGATACATAGCAGTACTTGCCTGTTGAGAGTTTGAACCGGATACAGCTGCTAAATTGGCAATACCTTTAATTGACTGAACTGATGTATCCAGATCAACACCAGCCGCCGTAAATGTACCAATATTACGGGTCATTTCCGTAAAATTGTAAATTGTCATATCGGCATAATGGTTCAATTCATCCAATGCCGCATTTACCTGATCAAGAGTGGTTCCTTTACTCTCAGTATTGGCAAGGATAGTCTGTACTGAATTAATCTGCGTTTCATACTCCTGAAAACCAGATTTGACAGGATCTATGGTCAATGCCGACATAAGTGTTTTACCTGTTGCAATGGCAGAATTCGTAATGTTCTGCAGAGCTGTCATTCCGATGATTCCCATAGTAGAGAATCTGTCTGAAATGCTTGCCACATCTGACGCCAGATTTTTCATAGAGAAATTCTTGGCTGTACTTTCAAGGTTTGACAGACTTTTGGATGATTTGTCAAGGTTCAATCCCTTCTTGAGGTTTTCCAAGGAAATTAAGCTTTTCTTAACACCTTGCTCAAACTGGTCATTTCGGAATTGCATCTCGACAACTCGTTCGTCAATACTACTCACAGTGAAGTTACCTCCTTCCACATTCCATCAGCCATTGCATCGAATATCGGTCGTAAAGCAGGATTAATATAATCCCTACCTTGGACATAGCCGCCGTTTCTTGTACCATGACCGTATTGCAGAATGATGGCAATATTCACACCTTTGTTAATATTCGAATTTGTCCAATAAATAGAAATGCCCCCTTTGGAACGCTCTATGTTGTAGTTCCAAGAGGAGGCGGTTTTTCCTGAATCAACAGGAGTCGCTTCAGCAAGAGCTTGAACGCCCTGCTGACAATACTGTTCAACGACTTTTAAATATTCAGCCCTGGACGCTTTTTTAAGAAACTTTTCTGTATGGTTAAAGTTTCCGCTATGCTTAAACGTAATCATTTTGAAATTTCCTTATCACTGACGGGCAATGTACTCAGCGCATACAAAGCCATAGTATTTACTTGCGATGCGAACATAATACCAGTCTTCACCTTCGTCATCTTTGATAGTGTCGCACACATCTACCAAATCATTACGGTTGAGTACTGGATATTTCTTGATTTTCGGATTATCAGTACCGGCCCATGACCGAACATTCAAACAGCCATTAGCTGTGACTCTACCAACAAACTTACGAACTTTGGAAAGTTTTTTAGCGGTCGCCGTAGATGCTGCATCAGCGGTCGTTCCATAATCAATCCAAACATATCCATCGATATCTTTACAATTTCTGGAGTAAACTTTGTCGCAAACCATTCCACCATTAGCAATGACTACGTTCTTGTCAGTCCGCGACGTATTTCCGCCATTTGTATAGATTTCGGTAGTCGTAACTTTGGTGACTCGTTCGATATGGCTGCCGTTACGGAAGATCACGAGAGCTCCAAGTTTAGGTTCTTTATGCCATGTACCATTTGCTTTGGCATGCTTCGTGATTTCTTCACAGTTATAGAATCCACCACCCATATGTGCAAGAGCCTTCTTAAGACCAAATGTAAGAACATCAATCCAGAACTGATACTCCGCACACCATGGCTGTCCCTGACAACCCGGCTGCCCCCAAGAGTTTACATCTCTTGCATATTTGGTATAGTTTGCAGAACCAGCATTAGCGGTTTTATCATCGAGCATAGCTTCCGTAGCTTTCTCCATGTAACCAGTCTGTGCCGCCATAAGTTCAGCGCATTTCTCCCACAGAGTTTTAGTGGTTGATACCGGGATTGCTTCCGGTTTTGTGTTAGTTTTATCTAACTTATAATCAGTATAAAAGAGATCCATATCGACTGGTCCAGAAATACCATCAACGGTTCCCTTACTTGAATATTGCCAACCAATTCCAGCTGACGGTTTCAGTCTTTCCTGAACTGTACCATTGTCCTTGTATGGATATGATGCAATCCAATAATCATAATTAAGAGTCTTTGTATCAAGAATATTCTTGTACCAATTCGTATTGCAGTAGATGCCTGCCTTGTATCCGGCCTTTGTGATTTTATTTAAAAAAGCCTTTGTGATATCTGTGATGGCTGTTTTTCCAAGAGTTGCCTGCTTGTCCCACTCCAGATCATAAAATACCGGAAAATCGAGATGTCTTTTGTTAAGAACCGTTAAAACAGCATCCGCTTCTTTTTCAGCTTCAGCTACGGTTTTCGCATAACTGTATTTATAGACTCCAACCATAACCCCATTATCGACACATCCTTTATAATTGTGCTCAAAGGAGGAATCGATTCCGTTTTTCTGATGGACTCGTAAAATAGCAACTTTAACGGTTTTGGCTACTTTTTTCCAATCAGGTTTACCCTGAAAACTTGAAACGTCAATTCCTAAAAGCCTCATATAATCATCCTTTCGAATTAAATTTCTTTCTGTTTGCTGCATTAAGAGCTTTATAGTATGCCGAAGTCTCCTTCTTACTCATCTTCTTTGGAGAATTTTCAACATTGCACACTCTGATTAAAGTAAGTAGTCTATTTAAATGCCACTTCTCACATTCGAATGGTATATTTAAAGTAATCATCCAATAATAGATTAATTCTGATGTAATAATTTTCTTGGACGGAACTCTACCCTTTTGCTGTCCATTTATACGGAATGTGGTGGCAGTCATTTCATCGTTTATATAGTTTTCGATTTTTGTAATGTCTTCTTTAGAAAGTTTAGAATAATATGCTGGATGCAAATCACCATTCAAAGTCATGCAGCGTATATAATCCCTCATCTCCGCATCAGTTTTCTGAGAGTCTGCAAATGGTTTGTGCCATTTTGCTTCCCATTTTGAAATAGAGATGAGAGAATGCTCCAGCTTAAGAACTATTGGCTTCAGATAGAAAAATTCATTCGTCTGCTCATTAAACAGTTCAACCTGATCTATGTTAATGGAAAGCATTCTCAAACCTCCTACAAGCTTTATGCTACAGGTGATGCAATTGTATCGGCATTAACCTGACTAGCAGCCTGTCTTACTCTTTCTGGCATGATGCCATTTGTAAATTCAATGGCAAAATCAGTATCTCTCAGAATCCGCATATACAGCTGTTCATAAGCACCGGTCTGTGAGAATGCCTCAGACAATTCTTTGGATTTGATAAATCGCTTTCCGTCCGGAGTTTTTTCGCCATAAGACTTAAGCATAAGTTCTTTGAATACTGCAAGGATTTTCTGCTGATCTTTCTCTTCAATGATTTTCTTAAGCATCTGCTCAAGACCGCCTGGATAACTTGATTCCATCTCAATGATTTCAGGTTCACTCAGATTGAATCTACATACCTCTGTTCTTTCATTTCCATCGAAATCTTTATAAGTAACTGTTTTTGTAAACATAAGTGATACTCCTTTCTAATATGAAGGGATCCTGTTACAGATCCCTAAAAATTGTAAAAAAAAAATAGCCTTTAGGCTGCTGCAAAGATAGCAAGGACTTCATCCGGTGATGGAAGCGTAGGCTCTGCATCGGAAGTTCCATACAGTTTATCTTCCAGTTCTTTCAGTTTTGTCTTATCTTTAACTTTCGTTGAATCGATAGTGATATGTGCTGTAGGTTTGTGTCCGGCTACACTAACGGATGTAGTGCTTACTTCCCATGACATGGCGACAGCATCTGGACTGTCATTTCTACTTTCGTAACCTTTTTCGGACGGTGAGACAGTTGCGTTATAAACCAGATTCAGTTTATATCCAGCCTCGGAATCTTCTCCAATACCGATGTCGGTACGATAAGCAAAGCCAAATGCTCTTCTCTTCTGCTGACCGATATACACACCCTCTGCCGCTTCAGTTGAGCCGTTGCATTCTTCAAATTCGTCCGGATATGTATATGCTTCAATTGTTGCGCCAAATGTTTCTTCAGCACGAAGAGACGCATATTTAATGTTGTCAGCCCATAAATCTGTTACATCGGCTCCTGATGGACTTTCGGTAACTCCTGTCAGACCGCTCCATGCGACACCGTTTTCATATGCATCGGTGCCATCAGTTTTTTTAGGGAACAGTACCCCTTTAGAGACACCACTCTCATATCTACGATCTTCGCTCTTATCCCATACAAGTACGGCCATAAAAATACCTCCTAATAATAAATGTGGTAAATGTAATGATTCAGATTATCTGTTGTATAATTCCTATCGAACCTGCAACCAGGAAGCATTGCCAGTTTATCGATAATCTCTGAATCTGGATCTTTACCAATGAATACGAGTTCATATTGTCTGGAAAAGCGGTAAGTAACATTGTCTGCATACTCAGCATTACCACCTTCCAGTCGATATCTGATACATGGATAAACCATCTTAAGATTATCAGGGGGCTGAAAATATACATTGTTCGACCCAAGAATCTCTTTAAGCTTATTTCCTAAATCAACTCTCTTGGACATTGTATTTACCCCCTAACGTCAAAATAATACGGGGTCTCTGGATTTCAGCATTTGTTACTTTCCAAGGGACCCCTTTATACATCACGTATCTAATGGCAAAGACATTTTCATTTGCATAATCGTCAGCGACGATACTTATGTTATTACTCAGCACAACATCATCGTTTAGACTTTCAGAAGATTGGTATCTCTTTTGATTTCGGATAACGTCTCCTTTATATAGACGTTCAGTAAGTACCTCACTATATACATCCGGAGCAGATTCCTCAGTTCTTAGAAATCCGACTTTTCCATAAAACTTTGCCATTTTGATCTTCTCCTTCTAATCAGCCAACGTGATCCTGAGTGCCTTCGTCAGATCCGGCGACAGAAGCCGCTGTGACATCTTCTTCCAGAGCGATTGCTGAGTACACTCTTGTAAGGGCACCGGAAAGTCTTGTTTCAATCAGGTATTTCTCCTGGTTGAAGTCGATGTCAAACTGATTGAATCTTGTGATTTCCCCACCCTTTGTAGAACCTACATGGTAGTCATCCAGATTTACGAACAGACCAAGAAGTTTCTTAGTTTTGTTCCCGGTCTTAGTTGTACGTGTAAGACCTTCAAACTGTTCTGCAGTATAAATAGCTGTTACATTAAGAGCTGCAGCAAGATCTGTTACGGAGCTGTAAATACGACGACCGTTAAGATCTCTTGCCAGAAGCATCTGATTCAGAAGATGTGGTGTACAGTAGAATTCCAGAGCACCAGAACCTTTATACTGCTCTCTTGAATACAGAGATGCATTGATAATTGCTTCGGCGAAAATATAGTTTTCACCAAAGTTTGCACCGGTGTTTGTACCCTGCAGTTCTTTCTTAGCAGCTGCAATGTCAACATCAGTATGAATGGTATACAGGTCATCATCGTTCCAGATAGATCTGATATGTGTCTCTTCAATCTTTTCTTCGTCACCTTCAGCACGACCGTCACCAACCATGATAGCCATGGCGATTTCTTCATTGAGGTTCATTTTCATGACGACATACTGATACTCAGCAACATCGAAATCTGTGATATCGATAATATCATCTCTGTGAAGAGAATCTTTACGATATACAGTCTGCGGATCTGTTGTCCTGGTAAGCAGAGAAATGTTTGGAGCATCTTTCTTCTTTTTACCCTTTACGTAACCTGATGCTCTGAGTTTTTTATTACGAACATCTGCCTGACGAGTACGGATTCTGGAGATTGGAGATTTGTGAACTTTATTCATTACATTTCCAACCCAACCCTGATCTCTTGTGATGAGCTCCGGTGCACCAGGTTTTGTAAGCTGATACTCTGGGAACAGGGTTTCAATACTGTCAATACCGTGTGACAGTTCGGTATCGTGATCGGCTTCATAAATACGAATTGCATTCTGCAGGCTACCTACGTTGCTGGTCTTAGCCATAGCAATAATGGATTCCTGATCAGAATGAGTCAGTGTGTTCTCGTTACTATGAGTTTCTTTATCAAACACATTATGTTTCATTTCTTCTCCTCCTTCGGAATTGTGTTCTATTTTTTCATCATCAGAATCGTCGTCCTGACCATCAGAGTCATCTGTTGCAAGAGCCTCGCCAATTAAATAAGAAACGACTTTTTTCTGTTTTTCATTTAATGATTCAAGGATATCTCCAACTGTTTCATCATCAGATTTCTCAGAGTCATCTGATTTCTTTTCGGATTCTTCTTTTTTAGATTCTGCCGGTGATTCATCACCATGCCACAGACTGAACTCTTCGCCGGTATAAATGATTCCTTCATCAGCGTCAGCGTGCTCAAGTCCAATCTGATTGATAGACGCTCCCGGATTAGCAGGTGTATAAACAAGACTTACTTCACGAATAACGCCATGAGATACATTTTTGGCAGTATCCTGAATAAGCCCATTTGCATGAATGGACAATGATGTGATGTCGCCATGCTCAACAAGTGCTTTAGCTTTCTGAGCATTATCGCTATCATTGAATGAACAATATGCCATTACGCCGTCATCTGTATACTCAAGATCGGCATGACCAAGTACATTATCTGGGACATCGTGTCTATGATTCCAAATGAGTGGAACTCTTCGACCATCATCATCTTTAAATGCACCAGTCATGATGGTTCTACCATCAGTGCATTTCATGTTGGCTTTTGTTGCCCATCCAGCAAAGTCATACTTCTTCTTTGCCATTTTGATTTTCCTCCTTCGGTTGTACTTGTTCTGAACGATCCGCTGCAGGTTCACTCAAGTTAGCGTTCCTTAACTCATCGGCCTTAGGATCATCAGACGGTTTCATTCCGATTACCTGACGCATTTCATTCTTCGTCATAATTTCATTTCTTGTGAATTTGTCTGCTATCTCAGCGATATCATTTACGGGAACTAACTTGAACGGATCTCTAAAGAATTGAATAGAGTGATTACATGACCGAGCGGTCTTTGTTAAGAACTTTCGTTTCATTTCGTCGACCATCGCCGATACAATGGGTTCAATCGAACGATTGTAGTAGTTCAACATGGTCTTCTCGTCGGCTGTACCATCCAGAATTGACTGAGTGATACCGAGCTGACTGTATAATAAATTTGTAAGGTATTCGATCTGGGACATCAGGTTGTTGTCTACTGATCGGTTAAGCTGCGTAACTTTTTCAGCAGCATCAATGTAAGCGACACCGTATTTAGAGCCTGCCAGCTGCATTTCAAGCTCTTTCTTACGCTCTTTAGCCTGAGCGCGTTTAAGATCAGATTTAACAGTGTATGGTAATTGCACAATCAAATCGAGCTTGCCAGAGCCGGACTGTTCGTCAATGGCGTCCAGAAGATTGAGTTTTCGAATAAGTCTCTGCATCGTGGAGTTCGGTTCGTTCATAACTGCGAATAACGGATTTTCGATGATTGCAACTGTAGACTTTGGAACTTTAATATCCTCCTGATAACCTTTCTGAGCATTGTAAACTCTGACTAGGACATGTCTTGGATACCACTCCAGAATTTTTCCGGTTCGCATAGATAAAATTCCATAAGAATCAGTAAGATCAACATCGTCATCAGTCTCAATAGGAACAAGGGATACGCATCCCTCATCCATCATTGACATAACAGCGTCCTGAATAAATGAACGTCCAGTTTGATCGATATTCGCTTCAAGACTCAAACATGTGTTTAACCCATCGTTAACATCATCTTTATATCGACCTTCATTATCGAGCATCACGTGTCGAATATTGAGTGCTGCAACATCTAATGCGATTCGGTTGTACACTGATGTAACAATCGAACGTTCGTTTCCTCGACTGAATCGAACTCGGTCCGGTCTGAACGAATATCCTGGTCCAGTATCGTACTTATACCGTGTCGGATCTCGATTAAACACATTCCAAGCTTTTTTAACTGCGTTAATTAAGCCCATTTTGTTCCTCCTTTGGGTAAAAAAAGAGACCATGTATAATACATGATCCCTGTTCACTAATATAATAGCTATATTATTTTAAATAAGCACATTGCGGCTCCAATTATAGCTAACACAATTACGGTTATTAAAGTTATATATGTTTCTTTTCTACTATCTGAGCTTTTCTGTCGTTCTGTTATTTCACGAGCATTATTTACTGCTCTCTTAGTCTCTTCTTTATCTTTCTGAACTTCTTTCCAGGCATGACTCTTGATTCGCTGCATGGTCACCTGGTCACTTTCCTCAACCAGTTCTTTTGAGCCACAATACGGACAAACCTTCACATTCCTGGTTTCGTCAACATCCATAATTCCACCGCAATGTCGGCATTCCAATCGCTTGGATAACACAGGCTTTTCTTTTTGTGGTACTGGATGACCACAAACATGACAGAATTTTGCACTATTGAATAATTCAGCTCCACATTTTTCGCATTTCATAACATTCACATCCCTCAATAAGATGTAAACATTATAGCATACTTAAATTTATATTGACACCCCCATATAGACATACTACAATGTACTTGGACGTAATTAATAGTAGAAAGGGGTGACAATATGCATCAATATATGCGAAGAACCACTGATGGTTTCATGCTTAGTATAGTTGTCGATAGTTGTGCATGGCTTATAAGTCATGGAACGATAAAAGACAACCATTTTGTTGTGACTACACATAATCATGAATTATTGTCTGTAGATTTGGAAGAATTACTCGAATTAGTTAAAACTGCGATTGCTAGACCTTCTATAGCATAATTTCATTAATCCATTCTTTATTACATTTCTTATAATTATTAGCTAGCCCATTGTTTCTTAGGGCTTTTTTCTCATGCTTATATTTGATCATTCAAATGCATCAATGTTTAATTTGTATGCAACATAGGCATCCATCATCGCCGCCACGGCATCAATCTTCTGATCATACCGTTTCTTTGACAATTTCCGGTTACCGTTTGTGTCTTCTATAATGATACAGTTTCCCATTGCGAACTTCATCAGTTCTTCATCGAAATAAAGTATTCGCTCTTCTGCCAATTTCTTTAATTCGCCAAGTGGTACTGACTCTGTTCGGGCTCCCTGAATTACTTTCTCTATACCAAATAAACCATTCTCTGTCCCCCATCGTTCAACGAACTCTTTTGCATTATAAGGGTCATACCCAAAGCATTCGACATCATACTCATGATCGGCAATAAATGCATCTAAATCATCATATACTTCCATCATATTAAGTACAGTTCCCGGCATTACTTTCAAAGAATCTTCCTGTATGAACATGTCATATTTGACTCTCATAGCTGCTGGTAATTTTCTAAGAGTAACCTCCGAAATATAGTTTCGAGTCTTAACCCCAAACTTACCGCCACCAAGAGGAAATAAAAATGTGAAAGCACAGAAGTCATCACCCTGAGATAAATCCGCTCCCAATGAGCAAGGCATTTGCCAGTAGCTTCGCTTCTTATGGAGTAAAGTTTCTTCATATGTGAAGAAATACGTCTGACCTTCCATTGGGATTCCAAATCTCTTTGCGAGGATGTCGTTCCGGTTGGATGGCGAATTCTCAGCTTTCTCAACTGCCTGTTGATACACTTCATATGTAACAGTCTTATCGATGTTTGGATTTGCCTTTAGCCACATCTCCGGTTTACCAACTTCGTCGATGCTATCCAGTTTATACCACCAGATAGATGTGTGTGGATCAATGTAATCGCCTTTAAGGATTTTCATTAAATCCATTTTGACGGTATCACCTGATCCGTTTCGAACAGTTCCTTCAGAACTTGTCGCAATAATCAGATAATCGTCATTCTTAGATGCACCCTGTTCAATCGCTTCGATTGGATTTTCTCTTACGTCAGCTGATAGCCATTCGTCGATTGTAGCAATCTTACACCTCAATCCCTGAAGTTTATCAATTGTCATTGGACGAATCTCAAGATATGAACCAGTAATGAAATTCTGAATACCAACTTTGGTAGATGCAAGCTTTTGACGGTTTGCTTTAGAACCGGTCGTGTTTTGTAAAGAACCTTCTGTCATATATTGAAACAATGGCCCTTTAGATCGGATGATAGCAGTTTTAAAAGGAGTCATAACCTCTTCTGCCTGCTTCATGGTAAAGGCTGTTGTGATTTGATGAGTTGTTGACGGATCGACCGTAAGATAATATGCCTGAATACAGGTATCATACAAAGATTTAGCAGCACCTCGCCCAACGATAAGATACTGCTTAGTGATAAGACGCTTCTTGATTCGCTTCTTTACGTATTTGCCGCCATGCCCGGTCGGGTGCGGTCGATATACCGTTCTCTCTTTGAAATAATACCAACAGAATACTTGCTCCCCCCAAAGTTTGAAGCTGTCGAGAAGATGTAGATCAGAACCATCCGTAAGAGTCAATTCGCTTTCGCAAAATTTAACCCAACCTTCTACTGGCTCTGGATCATAATACATAGCTGGATTTGCTATGAGATCATCTATTCGATGCATCTCCATCTCTATCTCTTTGCAGATAGGGATATCGCCTCGAATAACGGCCTCTCTAAACCGGCCGTAATACTTCGGGACGGCCTTGTTAGAAAGTGCCATATTTAGTTACCTCTTATTCTTTCTTTTATCAATGTTATCAATGTTATTTATATAGTTAGTAAGCTTCACTTCCTGCTCAGCACGCTTAACCGCTTTATTTAAAGCATTATCTCCAAGTTTACTTATATCCGCATATCGATAATTAGTTCTTGTATCAGAAGTTTCTTTACTATCGAACAAATAATTAGTAGCTTTGTCTGTCAATTTATTGATGGCTTTCTCTGTAAAAGAACGAGCTGCCTTATCGCCCATATCCTCCAAAAAATTTTTCGCCTTAGCAACACGTTTCGGATTTTGTCGCGCCAAAGCATTTTTATAGCTTTCTTCCATGTTAATACGGTTTAACCGACGTCGTAACTCATCGTCAGACATTTTGCTAATTTCTTTTGATGTCGGTGCGTTTGAAGCTTTCTTTGCAAACTTCTTAGCAGCTGTTTTTTCTTTATATTTTGAAAGGAAATTCGAAACCTTTGCAGAATGTTTTTTACCAGACTTAATAAGACTTCCGTCATGATTCTGGTATCGACGAACACCCCATTTCTGACCTTTAACTCCATGGTGATAAAGCTCATCATCTCTAGTAATCATAAATTCAGTATCACCCATTTTGATCAGCCTCCTCCCAAGGATCGACCTGCATATTCAAACGAGATTCAAGTTCTGTGGCTGACGCTTTCATAGCTTCAACCACAAAAGAACTCGTAGGTGGATCAAAGCCCAATCTGGTTTTTATGTAAATGTACTGTTTTGCTCCTTCAAGTAACTTGGAATTACCGAGGAACTCATCCCAGGTATCAGCAGCACTTGAAACAATAAAACCATCTTTTGGGCCAACACCAAGCTGAATCAAAGTCATTATTGCTGAATTGATATGGATGAGGATGTCATTGTTATAGACTTCTTCATCCGGGTCCATATCAAGCATACTCCTTATTGTTTTAAGGATACTTGTTTCCATTATTACCTCCTTCTCCACGGGCAAGTATCATACGGAGTCCTTTCCGGAGGTACTATTAATAGCAAACTCTCGTCACCGTAATGAATTGCATTGTGGGTATTCAAAGATGTGCAAATCAAATACTCTGGATCTAATAGAAATTCACTACTGTGATAAATATCATCGAGTGTTATTGGATTCATATGATGAACAATTAAAGTACCTTGAATCTCTCGATCAAGAATTCCTAAATCGCATCCTGAATCTCTGATGATTACGTCATTCCTAATAGATTTCCATAAATCAGATTTGAGAAATTTGTTACGGATATAACTATTCGAACCAAAAGTCTCATCTCCAACTACTCCACATAATTTTAAGTATCGATAACGTTCCTCGAATGTCGGTAACTTGATTAGCTCGCTATATGTCTTAATCGTAGAATTCCTCATCATCAGATTGTCCTTGATACGTGCTAAGAGCCCTGGCCGCATCAGCGTACAGGTCCCCAGTCTGTTTCGTGGAATGTATTTGATCAGTCTTAGCTGTAATTAATTCTTTCTGTCTCTCCAAAATTTCTTTTTCAATTTTCTCTTTGGAGGAACCTAATTTAAGAAAATGAACAATAACCTGTGAAGATGCTGTTCCATCCATTAACTGTTCTTTTGCCCTTTGCATAGCTAAATGGATGCACTGGTTTTCTTCTGCTTCCGGAGTTAATGCCGGGCGAATTTTTCTTGTAAGATCTGTTCCACTTTCTTTCTTTTTAGCCACAGTTACAACCTCCTTCGCATGGGTTTGTTATAACTTTTAAAAGGATTTATAGGACTTTGTCTACACTTTTTCATCAAACCAGAACAAAAATACAGAAGGCAAAAATCAAAATTTACTACGGCGGTTATATTACGAAATTAGAAAGGAGTCCCACTTTCCTAAAAATCCTATAAACCCTTTTAAAAGGTATAACCGAAATATCATTTGTTTTTCAAAAAATTCCGCCGGAGAAAAAATAAAGACCGGCGCGATGAGGGAGGGGGTGCTGTTTTAGCGAGACCCCCCTATACCCTTTTGAATATCACGACGGTTTTATATTTAATTTTATATTTATTTTTATGTTATTAAACAGAATAATCTGATTTGAAAACTGTTTTGTCATAACATAAATTATTAGCTTGAACAAAAGGCAAAGCAACTTACATCATTTACATTTGAAATGGATTGTAAATCAACTCATGACGCACAAAGTGATAAACATTTTGTATCAAATTGTAAATGACCAAAGTTAATGTGAAACTTTTTTATAGATCTTTTCAACATCATATTTGATTATGTCATCAATTGCTCTTTCTATTTCCGCATCATTTTCAGCATCAGATAGCTGATCAGATGTTCTTGCTATTCTGCCTAGCAAAGCACAAGTATTATGATTCATCGTAACATCGTACAGAAACCAAGAATCAAACTGATCAATTGGATCGTACGGATTGTCGACTGTTGTAATTGCTGTTTTCATACAATCAATTGATCTCCTTTACAAATATTTGCTTACTGTAGAAGTAGAAATGCCAAGTCTTGCAGCAATTTCATCAAGAGAATAGTTACTTCCAGCCATTGATTTAATAAGAGTTTTCTTTCCACTACTTAACTCTTTGTTGGTTCGTGGTGTGGCAAGCTCTCTAACTCTGTCTGGATCAGCTTTGGTAAGTATCTGCTTCAATTTGGTCTCTGATATGGCACCGGCTTGTATGGCATCCCACTCTTTGTCAGTAATGTTAATACGTGATTCCTTACCAGATGCTCCAACTTTATACCGGGCATTCGATAGGGCTACCTGCTTAGCCTTTTTAAGCTCCTTCTTGGTCATATCTGGATTAGCAAGCTGCTTCGCTTTGACTTCGGATGCCGCTATCAACTGGGCTTTACGCTCTTTAGGGGCATTCAGCATGGCTATATTAAGCTTAGCCATGAGATCCGATACCTCTTTTTGATATACTTGTCTAGCTGAACTGCTATATTCAATTTTGCCGGCGGATAGCATCTCCTTACGGGCCTGGTTAGCCATAGCCTTCATGGAATTAGCGTAGTCGGCGTATACTTCTTCCTTTGGGTTCCCAGAGGATAAAATATGAGCATCCTTAGCCTCTGCCATTCTGGTGGATTCCTGCTCTCTGATACGAGTTTTGCCAGTCTTCTTATCCACAAAGGTCTCAGTGACCTCTTTATAACGTAATTCGCCTGTCTCAGGATCAATCTTAGGAGTACCGACCCTTTTGAGTACCATTTTCTTAGATTTTGCACGAGATAATAAAGTGCCGGCACCTTCATGATATGTACCATCTGCTTCTGTTACGCCCTGATATTTTTTCTTTAATGAGGCGATTGCATTGTCTACATAGCTGGCTTTATAGTCCAATTTATGTTTCTCAGCGTCAATAACAACCATCGAGTGCTTAACCGCTCTTGCCAGCTCGTCTTCAGTAGCTCCTTTGAGAGTCATATCAGTAATAAGATTTGAAATAATACCCATTTCAGTCTGGGTGTTCTTCATAATCTTATATTCTGCACCATTACGGTAATAATGTTTATTACCTTTGGTATCCGTAGTTACTTTATCACTACCATATGTATCTTTAGGTTCAAATCCTTCGAGATCTTTAAGTGGCGGCTTGTGAGAGATTTTAATCTTACTGTTTTCAGAGTTACACGGAATAACCATGACAGTGTCGCCATCAAAATCTGCTCCAGATAATATACCAGCTGTACGAGAACTGATACCGATTGCATCTTTTGCTGCTGTACCAATAACATCTTGTCCTTCTTTAATCTTATTGTTAACTTTAAGAATAGGAATTTCGAATGTTCCGCCATGAGGGAATCGTACAAGGGCTACAGTTTCACCATTTTTATATCCTGGCGCATAAACCTCTTTATCAGATACTGAAGTAAGAGGTAAAATAACGTGATATTTCTGTCTTGGAAGAGCTGCAGCATCCAAATGTACTGCAACCGAATCACAATCATTCGCAAATGACTCTAGCAAATTCTTTTTAACAGTAGGATTCGTCAATGCCATAATATCATCGAATTCCGACTGCTTATCGGCTATCGCCATCTTTGTTTGCTGTTTAATAAGACCGATATTTTGTTTACCAAGGAACTGTGATGACAGTTTATCTGTCCAATCAGCCCAGTCGCCTTCTTCTCGTGTCTTATTAATTAAAGACTGATGAGTTTTACCGTCCGAACCGATATATTCGCTCTGTCCTTTAGCTTTAATCAAAGCACCAAAAGGATTATCTTGATCAATATTTCCGTCTTTGTCGCGCTTAACTTCTTTGAGAACATCTCTCATTGATTTGTCTTGGGACTTGTTGGTGTTAAATAAAACATCAACACCTTTTGGAAGATTGTCAGAATATACTGCCATACCTTTCAAATATCGATCGCCATCAACCAAGATTCGTACCTGTGCATAATGACTTTCGCCGAGATCAAGATCTTTTACACCTCTTCGAAGCTCAATGACTCCGTCTTTATTAGTTCCCCCATCTTCAGCATATCTAATTGCTAATCTCTTTGGGTCCATGCTGACTGGAAACTTAGTTTTAGAAAACGTCTCACCATTATCTCTGGAAGTGTATTCACTAACCGAATGAATATGTTCATAGTCAAAAGGTGCGCTCTTTGGAGTTCCTTCTGGTCCGACAATTCGTAAGTTGGTTTTCTTTCCAGGATTGGTTGCCTGTGGTACAGATCCTTTCCATACCTGGTAACCTTCTTGTTGCATGATATAAAGAGCTTCGTTCAGTTTCTCTTTAGAAACCCCAAGCTCTCTTTCAACGCCGACCCCAACATCTAATACAGCTTTAGGATCGTCTTTAAGTTTTTCTTTCAAGCATTGCTTTAACGTATCAGCTGTCTTTTTTGATTTGTTCATCTTGGAAGCAGATTGGTCATTCAACAAGGATCGTACTGACGAATCATTCTTAAATCCCATAGCTTTAGCAATCTCATTCAAAGATTTACCGTCTGCTCTCATGGATTTAGCAGTCTGAACGTCATATGTTCTTTTCTCGTCTTTAGCCAAAGCGTACTGTACTCGAAGCTCTTTGGTGTTAGACAATCCCATAATTTTAGCAATTGCTCTTTCTCCTGTAAGAATCTCACCAGTGGATTCGTCAACTGCTGTGGCATTAGATTTCTTAAGACTCTGAACTCTCGCCATGAAATCCGCTGAATGCTGATATGGATTATCACCAGATCCCCATGGATATCGCCCTGATCTTCTTGGCATACCGTAATGAGTTAGATTGTCTTCGTCATAAAAGTCATCTTCGCTCATCGTATAAAAATCATAAACTTCGTCTAACGGCGGGTTTTCTTCATACATTTCTTAATCCTCCATCAAAATATCATTTATCAACTGATTAGCATTCTTATATTGATCTATTATTAACTGAACATCATTAGGATCAGGATTGTGATACAGTACTTCACCAGACTGATAAATGCGAAGCTCCATTTCAAGGTCAACTGGTTTGTAGTTATAATTCAAACAAAATAAAGCAGCGTAGTTTTCAAGCTGAAACATCTTTGCCGGAGTGTCGCCGGTCTTCAAATCATGAATTCGTAACATTCCGGTTCGTTCCACGGAATCCAAAGAAGAAATAGTATCTGCAGTTCCAAAGCATAAGTTCGACAAATATAAAATTTGTTCAGGGACCATGCGGTGCTTAATACCATCATTCACATAGGTCATCAAATTCTGATACTTAGCATCAAAGTCAATAGCTCTTTCGATAACAGCTAAAGGAATTTTGTAAGTATCAATTAATGATAGCAATACTTCGGATTTGGAATATCGGGTCAACTTAATTCTATTTTTGATATGAGCTCTAGCAATATCATGCAGAGCGGTTCCTATTTCTGGAATATACTTTCTCGCCCAGTATCGAATAATGTCTTTATCTGTTTTATCAATAAGACAGACTGAACTAGGTGAAAACAATGCATGTTTACCTACAAGGTTCGAATACTTCTCGTAGTTCATTTAAAACTTCCTCCTTGTTCTCAGGATATACAAATCGTGAGAATGACATATTGTTCATTTTATCTACGTAATATTCCTGATTAGGTCTTCTACTTGCATTGCGATCTCTCTTACATTCCAGGGAGGCCCATTTGTCACGATATAGAACCAGGAGGTCTGGAATACCCTGAGTGTCGGTCGGGTCAGTCTTCAAAACAATGCAACCGTTAAACATTGCTCTAAGATCTTTTTTCAATTCTGCTTGAAAATTACTTTCTAATCGTGTCATCGTGTTACCTCCCTTCTGAAATGTACTGGAGAAAATTATTATGAGTAAACGAAAAGAGAAAGTGTAAGTATGGGAAATGCCCATATTACCTCTCTCTTCATAAAAGCCCATGTATTTTTCGCGTGCAAAATAAAAGACCCATAATCGGGTCTATAAAAAATTATTTGATTCTGTTGTCTTTTGGATCATAATACGGTATAAGTTCGTAGAGATCACAATTTAAGAATTTTGCCATGATGGAAATCGTTATAAGATTTGGAAGCCGCTTTCCAGAGCAATAATGACTAACAGTGCATTCTGTTGTACCAATACCCTGCGCTAAATCTTTTTGAGAACATCCAGCATCCAACATGGCTTTATGAATTTTATGAGGGAACATTTCTCTCATTTGTTCTGTCATGGTTTTAATATCATCAATAGCTACATCGAGTCTGGTTATTGAATTTCTGAAATAGTTATATCGGAACACACTACCATCCCTAAACGTAATATCAATTGAATTTCTACCAAAAGGCGTCCATTCGACGATGTTGGCTTCATCACCTCTGAGATGCATCAATACATAAGTATCATAAATTTCGTCATACCAGTCTCTTCTTTTAGTGCTTCTCATAAAAATCCTCCTTTTTCGTCAAAAACCTTAGAATTTGCCAAAAATGCCGTTTCGTCCACTTTTTCGCCCAAAATGCTATATTAACATATACTAAAATTATTATTATGTTTATATATAAACAATATTATAATTTTCACATATATAGGTTAAAACCCCTAAAAAGTGGGAAAAGTGGACGGATTTGGACAATTTTTACTGTTTTTCACAGAATTTTTACAATTTCAGGTGTCACTTTTAACAACTCGTCCACTTTTCGTCCACTTTTTGACACTTTTAAAACCAAAAGTGGACGGCTATTTTGGACCGAAAAATGACCGTTTTTACCTCAAAATCAGTCAAATTTCAGCCCATAACACCCAAAATATCAATTATTCAAACTGATATTTCTCCTTAAATTCATCGATTTTCGCACTCAAATCCGCACGATTTTTATCATCTTTATCTATGAATTCCGAAAATATTTCTGCCAATTCTGCAGTCATGGATAAGTCCGAAGAAGCCTTTAACTCTTCAAAATTTTCCTGCAAACGTTTTTTCTCATTCAGCAACTGCTTATATATTTTGTCCAAATGTTGTGTCTCAGCCCATAAAGCGTCCCGCTCCTCAATCAACTTCTTATTTTCCTGAGTAAGCTGATCAACCTCTTTTCTATATGCATTGATGTTGTCTGCATATCCCTCACAAGTTGCATTTAAAGTTTTAATTTGATCTTCAAAATATACCTGTTTCGTCGATAATATTTCACGCTCTTCCTTTAACTTTTTAACAGATTCTTTCAAATCCTCATTTTCTTTCAGTAAATGCTTATTCTCAGTCTTCAGCTCTTCGTTCTCATGTATAAGTTTACCAATATCGTCTTTGTACCCGTCACTAACTGCATTCAGAATATTGATTTGAGTTTCAAGACTAGCCTGCCTCTGTAACAATCTATGATTCTCCGTCATAAGATCATGGCATGACATCGACTGTAAGCCGAACTGACTATTAAATAACTTCTTATTAGCTTCTACCAATACATTTTTAGCAGTCTTCAACTCAGCAACCAGTCTAATGCTATTCGCATGACTCTCTTCAAGATCAGCTCTAAGTCTCTTATTCTCTTGCATCAATCTGCAAATCTCCAAACCACTGCTCTCTTCCAGATCTTTCTTCTCCTCAACCAACTGCTTGGCATCTTCATTGAATGCATTGTAATTCTCACAAACTAGCTGCAACTCTTCTTTCAGTCGTCCATTCTCTTTTAGCAGCTCTCGATTATTGTTTCCAAGACATTCAACCTTATCTGACAATTCTTTATTCATCTCAGATCGCCGAATATTATCATCTTCCGAATTTTTCAATGCCGATTCCAGCCGTCTGATCTTTTCTCGATATAATACCACTAAATCTTCCGGATCTATGTATCGGACAGTGCTAAGAATTTCGTCAATGTCTATTTTATTCAGTTCGCATTCGAAATACATACTCATAACCTTATCTCCTTTTCTTATTTCAATCCTGCAACTTTTCAACTGTATCTATATATTTTTCGTAAGCACTCTTATAGTCACCTATCTGCCTTTTCAAATCTTTATTTAGTTGTAAATATCTTGCATTTTCGGCCATAAGTTCTTTAATGCTCGACTCGGCAACCGTCAATCGCTCTTGTAATATTCCGAACTGAAATCTCATAGACGATCTGTTTCCGTCTATCTTATTTTTCTCCTTATTCAATTTATCAATAGACGCAATTAGTTTCTCATTCTCTTTTGTTAAATCGGCATTAATATTTTCTGAATTTCTTAACCTAATTTCTAATTGTCTGATCTTTTCTCGATATAATACCACTAAATCTTCCGGATCTATGTATCTAATGCCACTAAGAATTTCGTCAACGTCCAAATCTTTCAACTCAGTTATACAGTATATACTAATAGCTCATTTTCTCCATTTTCTATTGTATTTTTCTGTCTCCAAACTCCATGAATCATCATCGTAATATGTAAATATAACTTCCAGATGATTCTTCAACCTCACACGAACCCTGCCTAATCCACATGGTGTCCACTTCACCATCTTCCCAGCCAATCCCGGCCACTCTCTTTTGAAAATATCAATTATTTTCATACGATTACCCCACTAAATGAATAATTATCTCTCCAAGAGCCATACCAACAAGCACATTAATAATAAATACGACTAATCATGATTTATCATCGCTCTCTCCTTTATCCCAGATATGTCTCAGCTCATAAGCAATTGTCAGTAAGGCGGCTACAATAAACCACCGCATATCCTTAGAAATTATCGCACCTGCATAACATACAAACCTCAACAAATATATATCCCAACCTACAAATTTCAACGTGCATTCCCTCCCATGCAAAAAAGTAAGAGCACCAGTAATTAGTGCCCTAACCTTTGTAATATAAAGTTTTTCATTTACTCTTCTATTGGTCCAAATAAGATAAAATTCGTAAATGTTTCTGGTATATTCGGTCCTTTAATTTCAGATAATACTTCGTTCAGTTTTCCCAATTCGCTAGGCTTGAGACTTAATTTTTTACCGGTCAATCCGACAAATCCCATAGTTTTATCAGAATATACTTCATAAGCGCTATTTAATATTTCGTCAATACACTTTTCGATTTCTGATTTGTTTTTAGATACTTGTCTTTTGCCAGCCTTAAAAGTCATCACTCCAATAGCTCCTGTAACTGCGATATAAATAATATCCTTCTTGTGCTCCTTCACAAATCCCATCACTTTACCGTTCATCATAATTCGTTACCTCCTATAATATAAATGTAAACCTTATGGTTCCATATAAGAAGTTGCATTCCACGCGGATGCTATTTATCTCCTTTCGTCGGATCGGTGTCCGTTATTACCTTTGCTTTTATTGAATTACAATCATCAATACTCACAATAGTAGCAAATCTAGGAAGACACATTACCTTATTTTTATTGGGACTGTTCGCTTCTGCTTCGAGTCGCTTCTGCAATTCAATTAACTCTTCTTTAGGTATGTCACCGCATGTAGATACTATCAATATCATTTCTTGTCACCCTCACTCCTTATTACAAATCTCCAAAGCAATGCATACCAATCCGGCAGCTACAAAATATAAAGGATTACCATCAGCAAAGCCGATGAATAAAAACAATAGTAATAACAAACCATATAAAATCATAGAGCACACCTCGCTAATCTGATAAGAATATCATTGTCAACAACATCATCATAACTATAACCCAAACCCAAAACATATAATCATCCATATTATCTCCACACCTTTCCTGTTTTCTTATCAGTCAGCACAATCCGACCTTCCACATGAAACCCAGCAAGCTCACAAATATAAAAGATAGTATTCAACAGATTATAGAATCTCTCATAATCTTTACCGTATCTCTTCTCATCTGCCTCTACTCTCTTCATAGCCTTATACGCAGTCGGGTCATAATATCCAGACCCGTTCCTGCTCAATTCTTTATCAATTGTTTTGCATCTTTCACTCATTCTTTATCCGCCTTAAATAATGTTATTCTGTACAAATATAATGATTATGCATACTGCTAAACATAATGATGACGTTAACCATGCCCAAAATGTTGTCATATCATCATCGTCACATATAAATGCAACAAGCCATCCGAACATGAATGTCACAACCATAATGCATAAAAACATTACAACTCCAACACAAAAATTACTTATTGTCATTCAAAAACTCCTCCTCAAATTCTTTCTCATAGAGTTTGTTCCAGTTATACCTTCCAATAAAAGCACTTCTTTCATCAGCTCCTACAAACCTAAATATCCGTCCATCTCGAAAATATACTGTTCGCTCTTTCCTGGATACCTTTGACAGCTTGTACATGTTCTGGAATGCAAGTTCATCCATAAGATAATAGGATCTCTCAACTGTACTACACATTACCAAATATAAAACTTTATTCTGTTTATCCATCAATACCACTTCTCCTTCAATTGGTTTATTGGTGTTCCGGCGACTCCAGCGCTTTCTCCGCTGTCTGTAGACTTAAAAAAAGCACCCTCAGCGCGAGGGTACATAAACTCAAACATTAAATAATTAGCAGCATCACAAAGATACTCAGTGTTACCTGTCTTCAAATACTTCTTAACACACATATCATGACTTTCCAGTGCATTAACCAATTTCATCCCAAAGTTGTCAGATGCTGTACCATATTTATAGTAGCTAACCTCTACACGATTCTGCCGTAATTCATCAAATCTGTCCGAATACTCTTTCGGCAACTCTGTTCCTAATCTGCTCATATATTTACTCGATCCTCCCATACGGTTTATGTCTAAATTGTTTCTCCGCTACTTCACGCCTTCCATCTCTTTCCATACGTGAATATCGGCACTGCTGACCATGTAATGCCTGTTCTCGTTCAGCCCGCTTTTCAGACGAGCTCTTCTTCATATCATGACTCACTACTGTTACCTCCAAAATACTGTTTCACAAGATAATCTAAGTATCTCTTCTTCGCTATTTTTATTTGTCGTGTGCGTCTCATAGGCTTTCCTGCCATTTTTTGACGGTTATTAACGATAATACGTATGGAACCGTTCTGCCTAACACGCAAGTGACTGAGCTGATTCGTCCGGTTCCGATAATACCTCAAATTGCTATATGTCCCATTACGTTTCCTATTCCATGCATGCTTAGGTTTCATTCCTTCTCCTCCCACTTTACAGGTTTCTCTGTATAATAATTAAGTGGATTATCTAAACACTCAAAACAAGGATCTTCGTGCTCTGGACAATCCGCATGCTTACAAATACCACAGTATTTCTCATAATTTACTTCTCTTAAATCACTATCAACTACCATCTTATACCTCCTAAAATAAACATAATAATAAAAAAGAAAAGAGCCTGTGTTAAACACAAGCCCCAATCTTGCAATTACTTAGCATCCAAAAACGCTTCAACGCTTGTTTCATGCATCATTACTTTTCCGATTTCTTCCAAAGTGTTCGGATCAAAGAATTTACAAAGCTTATACGGTCCATAATCATAGTTCCGATTACTGTCTAACATTTGTTTCTGTGCTTCTAGCCATGCTATCTCAAATTTATTAAATTTACATCTTCCTAACGCTATCGTTCCAATTGGAATAGCAACACAAACAGCACAATAACCAATGATTAAACCGTAATCATCCCAAAAATCTTTAACCTTTTCAGCTCCATTCTTTGCCTTTTCTTTGATTTTTTCGTTTAACATAATACAATTCCTCCTTGATTGTTTTTATCTGTTTCTTGCATATAAGGAGTTGTAAAATGTGCGTGTCAATCTTCTTGATACAATGGAAAAGGAATCCAACGTTCATCGGATTCTTGACCAAGTTTTTGTTGAAGATCTATACACATCTCTATACATTCATGATAGTTTGTGAATATCCTAGGAAGTACCATATTAATGTATTTTCCATCCGCATACGTCCTCACACAAATATATAACATAACTTATTCCTCCGTATAATCTTCCACTGTTAACCCGAAACACCATTTAATCATTTTCTTCTGAAACCAATTAAAATGATGATCGATGCAAAAATTCATACCATATAGTTTTCCCGCAGATACTTTAGAACCATTTTTTATTTTAGGTATCGTCAACGCACCTGTTAATTTTTCCAAGCCATTCACTCCACAACCCTCCATTCGCCAACACTTTCCCTGTGATATTTCTGAAGATGTAGTAATGCATCTATAAAAGTATCAAGATCTCTACTGTCATCAAAAATCAGTTCCGCATTGTTTGATCTGCTTAATTCTCCAATGGTATAATCTGGAACATTTGGCTTTACAATGTTCATTCTCATTGTTTCGCCTGTAGTGTTTAATCTGATTTTTAATTGTGTTACATTTCCGCCATCATAATTACTATCAGTACGTATTCTCATAATTCAGTCCTCCAAATATAAAAGGCCCTCCGAAGAGAGTCCATTATTACTTATTGTATTTTGTCTTGACACCAAGAACATCATCTACAGCTTCATCACTCATAAGAAATCTTCCCAAACGACTAGGAGCTGCTTTTCGAAAATCAAGTGTCATTCCTTTTATGCCGTGTTCTCTTGCATAGATCGTCATAATATTTACACAAGTATTAAACGTATCTTCATCCACAGTTAATGTCGCCTTGACTTCTACTTCTAATTCTCCTACTATATTGCCATCAGCTATTTTCGCCATATTTACCTCCTGCCTCAAATGAACATAAATCCCCATCATCCCTTTCAAAATAGTCTTCATCCTGTTTCGGATCATACACCTTACAAATATGGCATACAGGTGCTTCGGTACCGAAACTTGTCTGATTGTACGGTTGGTTGTAATAAATACACTCAACACAATCGTTCTTAGTATGCACATATTTCCCAGTAATCAACTCAGAATATGGAAGAGACGCAATCCATTTACAGAACTCTCGCCATTCATCCAGCTTATGATTCTTCCGCTGTCGGTAAATATTTGCCAGAACTTCATAATTCATCATAACGTTACGAGTCTGGTTATAGCTGCTCGGAAGCAGCTGAATCATTTGCCACCAATAATCTTTCTTAAGTTTTGGATCAGTTTCTCGGTTGTAAAAAGTACGAGCAACATTCAAATAGTCGATAGTCTCCTCCAGTGCCGCTATCCATAGATTCTTGTAATCCTCAACGCCACCATTTTTTTCAGCCGGAATAAATACACCAAGATGTTCGCAACTGAAATCGTCCACAGTAAATTCTTTCTCTGCAATCTTGTGCATTGTACTACAGGAGTTCGCAACAGTACCAACTTTATAAGTATCAAATTCTTTCCACCAGTACAACGGTGCCGTAATTCTCACATACACCGGCATCATTCTCATATACTTACGATGTTCTGTACCGGCATTGGAAAGTCGCTGCATGAGACTTAAATCGTTTGAACCAATTTCAATATTATCCAGACTGTATAAATCTGAATCAATATGGCTATCACTCTTCTTCCAAGAGTTCATCGGATTTCTCATGCCTTCAATAATGAACTCCATCTGCTCTGGACTTGCCAAACCTATATTTTCTAATTTAATCATTTCGCTTTCTCCTTTCTAAATACTGTTCAACCGCATCACAATTATTACGATTCTCACAGTATATCTGCACTACAGTTTTTACGACTTTATTATCACCGTAAAATTTATTGCATGTAGTTTCTGGTGAAAACATCGGACAATCCTGACATTTTTCTTTAGTGTCATCTTTAATTTCTATCATTTCTTATTTTCCTCGCCTTCTCCCAAGTATTTCCTTCTTGTTAGTAATAGATCACAGTACTCGTCTTCTGTTATTTCATACGTATGGAAGATATACCCGCACTTGTCGCATTTCCGGAAACGCTTTACTTCTCCTGAATCAACATCTCTGGTATCTTTAACGACTGCTCTACCCTCACCACATCTAGGACAAATCATCTTTCTCTTCCTCCCTATAGATACATAAATATCAGCTTGATTGCGCAAACCGCTACAAAAATAATATTTAATATCTTCCACCAACCAGAAATGACATACCAGATTTTTTCTTTTCCTTTGTATAAATCATATCTCAATCGAAATGCTGCTCCTTTTGAACAGCGAACATACAGTTTCAGTATGAACATATTCACCAAATATAAGACTACCGATACAGCAGTAAATTTAATCATCGTCCTTATCCTCCTCTCGCTCATCATTCATACCAACCATCTTGCACAGAGCATAATCCAGAAGTCCCATGATCAGTATAAATATTCCAAATAGAATCCAGCTTCTAACACTCATATTTTTCACCTTTCATTTTTTTTTTTTTGCAATCACCACAGTGATCGTATGTTGTTGTCCGACAATATGTACATCGATTATTTGTATCATTCAGATCACCATCATATCGTTTTCGATTAGACCTATAGTCCAAAATAATTCTGAATAATATTCCAGTAATAAATATACCTATCAATGAAATCAAATCCATTCATCCTTTCCAAATATCAATATTAAACTCATTGGAATCGTGAGGACTCCTGCTGTCATGTCTCCGCCAGACCAATCAGCTACTAAAAAAGTGAGGAGCAGCAATGCCACTCCCCACAGTTTCTGTTTCATAAAATATAAACTCTCTGCCAAACGTTCAGCCTTTCTCCTACGAATCTGATTTTTTCTCTTTTTCAAGTCCAATACGCAGTCATGATAACCGTATTCATAACCAAGTTTACTCCCGTCGATATAACCAGAAGCCTCTCCGATTTCATAGGAAAGCTGATCGATAGTGTCATTTATAACTGCCATTCTTGACCTCCTGGAACACTTTCAATAATATGACTCTTACTCCGTACTTTCATACCCTTTCTCCTTTCGTAATATAACCGCCGTGATGACTCATTTTTCGAACTTGATTATAGTGGTGCTGGTTTCTCCGTTCGTCTTCTTCAGTTCCTGGTAAATTGGTCTTATCCTATTTCCGAACTCGATCAGAGCTGTACCGAACATTACTGTCTCCATTGGACCTAACTTTTCGGTATTATCGATAACATACTTTAATATTTCAGTCGCCGTACTAACTTCGTTTACGAATTCCTTTGTAGCATTATTAATATAACTCATAATATTTCCTCCATTTGTTTAAGCAGCCTGTTTGGCAGGAATATAAATAGCTTTATTCTTTCTGCTCCAGGCTCCTTCATTAAATTTCTTTTTACTCACCAAAGCTCTATTTATAGCCAAATCGATACTGGCCCTGCTTTTCAGGTGATAATAATATAGATCCTTATAGCCAGTATTCAATCTGTCTATGCGCCCCGCCGCCTGTTCCATAATCTTGTAACTGTAATTTTGGCTGTAGAACACGATCGTATCAGTTTTAATACAATTCCATCCTTCAGCCCCGGCGGTGTACTGCACCAAATATACCCATGAATCGCATTCCGGTATTGGTTGGTGCTTGTGTCCATTCCACTCCGCAACTTCAACATCCTCTCCGTAATACTGTGATTTAAGAAGCTCCAATTCATAATCAAAATTGTAGAATATAATCATTCTCGGATGCTTCTCAAATAGTTCCATAGTTGCTACCAATCTACTGTCATCGGAATTCACCACCTTTCTTAATGCATAGCACAGCTCAGCAGCTGTCTGAAAAGGTTCATTCTTCCAAATATCCCATCGATTCTTCATCATGTCTTTATAGATGATTCTGTTATACTCAACATAAACGTCTTCATCATGTCGTATTGTTGGTCTTACAATTTCTATATCAATTAATATAGAGTTCCTCAATCGGATTAAACGACCAACATTAAGCCATCGCTCGATTTTTGGATATTTAGAGAATCTTGCAAATACACAATGTTGCTGATTAAATTCTGTTCTGTTTTTATAGAAGCCATTTGCAATGAATACCGGAATATAATCGTCCCATTTATCACCAGGAGTTGCAGATAATAGAACCCATTCATTATATTCAGCAATCCGTAAAAACGATTTAACCCAAGCCCCTTTACCAGATACCTTTTGTTCGTCAAATATAAAGAAAGCACCTTCAATTGCTTTATATTTTCCTATATTATTCCAGCTGTCTATTGTAATTTGTACTTTACTGAGACTTTTATCGTAATCCTTATTTAGACCAAAAAGTAATAATTCGCCTTCCCATTCTAAAGTGTCTCTTTTATAAGCAGTCGTGATAATGTAAAGATTTTTTGCATTTGGTTTCATAGGTTTGAACGGTTCAAATGATCCGCCATTTTGTATAACATAATATGCGAGTGAGGTCCGAGATTTCCCAGACCCAACTCCACCGCATAGAATACATCCATTTTTCATTTTTTGAACGGCTTCTTTTTGTTCATCATATAGAAAAGCCATTTACTCCTCCGGATACTCCTGTTCAGCATACTCTGCATCCAGATCATCCTCACAAATCGTTGCATACAGACGACTTAAGAATGCTTTGATGTGCCATTCTCCTGAATTTTCATCTTTCCACCATCTTGCTCTGACCGTCAGATCCACCTTATCCAGCTCAGCTCGATCCAGTCTTGCAATTGTGTCTTCATTAAGTTCATGCTGTCTTTTTCTTGTACACATATAAATATGAGGCAGACGTGTATCATTCTCGTCAAACAGATGCCCCTCACGATCACGGTAAGATATAGCCACACGCATCTGATAAATTGGATCATAATTTGGATCGTCTGGAATAATGGTTCTCACCGGCCATCCGTCATTTGCCATCTCCTGTGCAATATCTGGATCATCGATTCTCAGTGTGATTTCTCGTCCATATCTACCACCACCGAAATTTCTGAATCGGATATGTGCGTCACGGATTGTGATTTTTTTAATGTTGTAGTTTGGTTCTGTAAAGTTTGGCATTTCTTTAATCTCCTTTAAAATATAATTTTAGAAAACAAAAAGACCCAGTGTAAACTGAGCCTTTCCGCTTTTGAATATCATTCTTTGGTTTCTTTGTTTGAATCTTCTTTACAGTTTCTTTCCTTAGAATTATCATCTTTATTCGTGAGTTCAATATAAGCTTTCATCGCTTTGTATTTACACTCATAAAATCCAATAAAGTATCCCGCAAGTCCAACCACTGCAAATTTAACATAATTCTTCATTCTTTTGTCCTCCTTAGAATATAAATGTTCGTTGCCATATAAGAATGTGTAAATTATGCGAACGGTAATTCTTCAGGAGTATCTTCAGGGATGTTCATAAACTCTGGCATTTTCTTTGAAATCGGTACAGGCTCATCGGATCTAAACCATTCAAAGTCGCAATACTCAGAAATATCATGTACTGCGTCTGTTACAAGTGTGTCGAAATATTCACGATTAATATCCGCTTCCTTGTGCATATCTCGTACCATTTCCGATTCAAGCCAACGATATCCAGTGGTACCGGTTGCTGCATAATACGTACCGTTCTGCTCTCTCATCAGTAATCCACCGTGGCAACCATCTTTAATAGGACAGAACTGACCAACTTTTCCAATGAAAATATAAGCATGTCCGTCTGAAATCTGTTTATCAAGTGTATTGATCTCTGTATCCCATTCTTCTGGATAGGTCTGACCCGGATTATCTTTCTGGAGTTTCTTAATCTTCTTCTCAAGCTTATCCAGTTCCTTCTCCAATCCAGACACATCCTCCAAATCCTCGTTCATATCCAAATATAAAGCTGATTTGACGGAAAATGTCTCGCAAAGATCTTCAAATTCAATGGCTTCTTTACTGAACAATGTCTTAAACACATAAGGAACCTTAAACTGATCACCAGTCGCAGTCCACTGTCCAGGATGCTTCTTGTTATCTTTCGGAATATAGCCATACATAGCTTCGCACTGTTCCGGTGTGGCATATTTTGCAATGTATGTAGACTTATTCACCAGACACATCTTTTCGTAAGTTGCCTCATGTTCAAATGTATAACCGTATTTCTGAGCAAAATCCATAGCAAATTTGATGATTTCGGGGGTTGCATTCGGGATCTTAATGGAATCGGTCTTAATGTGAGCTACTGTAAATCCTCTTTCCTGTACAGCATGTTTTAGATCAACCATAAATAACGCTCCACGAAGAGCAACAATATTGTTTTCATTACGAGGATCTTTAAACGGATTATCAAATCCAGCGGATGTAAGTCCATAAACAGAATTAATCGCTGTCTTCAACGCGTTTGCCAGATCGTCAGATGACATTTCGCCATCTTTAACCCTCTGAATAAATGGTGTAAGTTTACCGTCCATCATATGATTGACTTCTTCCCATGCCTCATGTTTGATGCTTACTCGACCCTCTACAATTTCACGATATGCTCGTGTATATATCACGCCAAATAAGCACTCAGCAATTGTGCTATGCGGATGCATGGAAATAATATCCAGCAACGCATCCCAAATATACATTCCAGGTTCAGAATATACGTGTCCGCCTTTACCAACGTCCTCACCACGATAAATATTCTTACCGAATTCGTATTTGTATCCGGGAAAATATGGTAACAGACTTCCTGCTTCTCCGTGAGTCTGAGACATCATTACCGGACAAGCTTCGGATAAGAACTCATGCATCTCTTCATCCATATCAAAAACCGGTTCAGCAAGATCTCTCCAATGGAAATCCGACTGAGGTGTTTTGTTACCACCAAATATAATTCTAGTTGTGAGCGTGTTCGTGGTATCATTGACCGTCATGCCTGCCAAATCTGCCAGAATCTGTCTTGCTGTCCAGTCAGCCTTCAAATAATGGAATGCTGCTTCAGTAGCCACAACGTCGTTACAACAATATTCGGCTACCTTATCCCAAAGTTTCTCCGGTACTGGCCGATCCCATGGTAATCCCAGTTCCTGATGATGTGTTCCAGCTTTAATACTCTTGATTTCTGACTCTGTATAGCCTTTCTTGATTAGTTCTGCTTCCGTAATATGTCCCATCTCGATTTCAAGCTTCTTAAGGGACATCTTATTTCCGGCAGACGCAAAGTCATAAATATCAGTGTATGATATATTATAAGCTTCTCGGAAGAAACAACTACGGTCTTCATCTTTTTTATCTTTGTTAATGATTCGTTGCGAAAGAATATAAAGTTCCTGATTTGTGTATCCCTGCATCCACGCGTACATAATATGATTGTCATATCTTCGACAGTTAAAACCAACCAGATTGTACTGACAAAGTCTTGTAATATCTGTACGAGTCGGATTGATTAATCGATACACCGCTTCTCCCCCATCAAATTTATAGCAGACAACAAACAAGTTGGGAAATACTTCAACATCATAAAAAACCAGCCTGTCATCGTTACTGACCGCTGGTTTCACATCTACGTCTTTTGATTTAAAATGCATATCGTCAACTTTGCTCATGCAGTACTCAGCCTGATGCGAACTATTCATAGCAAATGCCATGATCTTCGGATACATATCTGATACGTCATAATGAACGCCACTGTTCCACGCATCTTCAAGAATCTTGTAAATATGATCGATACTCGGTTTGGTTGCTGGATGTATCTCTTTACAAAGATTCTTTTTGATTGTTGTACGTAACCCCTTCTCAGTGGTTACAATGTCCATGTTTACCATATTTTTCTCCTTCTTTAAAGGAAGACCAGAACTGATCGTAGCAATCGGAATATCGTTACACTTTGTAAGCATTCGTCTGAGAGAACTCTTTCCCGTGAACACCTTCACTTCAATATGTTCAGAATATAAACGGTTTAACTTTGTAACATCACCATTGTAAATATAATGCAAATGAATACCAGCACCAGATTTGCTAAGTTCGGCATATGTATCCGGCCATTTACTTGCTGCTTCCAGGTTCTTTTCGAAACTCTTGTTTCCGTTTTCGTCTGGAATATCAAAATCTATTACAATGTGATTCTCTGGGATTTTTACATAGTGAAGTTTAGATGTGTCAATATCAGATAGTTTGGTGGTAACTTTATCCCAACTATTTACCGGAGTTCCTCCACTATTGGCATACTGAGCCGGATATTCTGCAGCCACCTCATCAAATATAGATTCTGTTGAATTGAAATCTATAAGTTTTGTTTTTTCTTCCGTTGACTTCCCAATACGAATATCAAATTTATCGGCAAGAAACCCTTTATAGAAGTTTCTGATCCTACCACCATCTGTAGATCTTTCATGAAATTCATGAAAATAGTTCTTAAGTTCCTCTTTGAATACTCTCTTACTCATAGGATAATTAACCTTTGCTTCATCGCAATAAGTCTTATACAAATCCCATGCATCTTTCAGAGTAGTTCCGTCTTCTTTCTTAAACTCATAATACATGTCAGATATAAAATTATAGAAATCATTTGAGGCATCCATCATAGCAATCGGAGCATAATTGTCGTATATTGTTTTATTATGTTCATAAACAGATAAACAATGACTGGCAATAGCTCCTAGTTCAAAATCAATGTTTGACATTGCTTTGTTATACTCACTGAAACTCAACTTTTTACCTGACGGCGTTACGTCAATTAGTCGTCTTATAAGACCTGATTTGGCATCGGTAATCTTTACTGGTTTGTTTGTACCCATGAACAGAAAAGCATTGAATTTCATTTCATACATGGATTTGAATTTCTCATTTACCGGCATTTTTTCATGGGAAACTAAACTATTAAGCCTTGTATTGTCTTCAATTCTGGATAAATCACCGTCATGCTGAATTGCTACAAGCGGATTTGTTTTAAATGGCTCCAACGCAAATGAACTATTTGCAGAACCTAAGGCTTTTGCATCGAACGATGAACAATACCCTTCAAACAGCTTCTGGATAATATTCAGAACTGTTGATTTACCAGTTCCAGCAGATCCGTACAGAACCAGAAACTTCTGAATCTTTTTACTATCTCCAGATACAATAGCTCCGATAGCCCACTCAAGTTTCTCTCTTTCTTCCGGAGAATATAAAGTAGACATCAGAGCATCATAAGCAGTTATAGTTCCTGGTTCTAACGGATAATTGAGTTTTTTACTGGCATAATCTTCTCTTGTCGTAACAGTATTCGAAAATATAAGTTTTTCATCAAGTACATGATAATTATCTCGTAACTGTTTTTGACAATATTTATGCCATCGATCAATCATACCTGATGTTGAATCCCATAAATATAAAGGTATAAGCTCCGTATACTTATCTTTATTTGCTTCGACAAACATTCGAAGCTCATTATCAATCATGTCAATAGCATCCTGTTCATCTTTTGACCATAAACCCTTTTCTTCAATCCAGATAGCGTAAAAATCACCACCCTGAATCATAAGATCTGAACTTTTCTTCAGCAGAAATTTGGGATATGCAATCGATGGACCACCTATCTTTTTTGGCTTTTCGACATGAATTTTAATAAAATCTATCATTTCATTTTTGTGACTCCTTTACAAAATACTGTCGAAATACCAGCACATCTGATACCATATTTCAACGCTTCTTAAATCATACGGACAATCCTTAATTCGGAATAATCCACCAGCTCCATTAGGCTCATATTCTCGATTCAAGAATCTTGTAATCACTTTGTCTGCGTACCGCTCATCAAAATATGCATCATCCATGTCTAGTAATCCAAGACTCTTGAGCATAACATGAAACCATTTGTGAATTCTGTTTCCTTTAACCGGATCGTCCATAATATCCTCTTCAATTCGTAAACACAGTGCCACCATCATCTCAAGTACACTACATTTACCAGTCAAACATCTATCTACGTCAACAGCTCTTAGATGATTCTCTTGCTTAAAACGATATCGTAAATATAAACCGTCGTCAGCTCTGTTACCATCAAGACGAATATTGTAAGTAAATTCCTGACTGTTTAAGTATCTTAATAACCGGACATATGATGGTGCTCGTTTAGTGAACACCATGTCATACATCCAATTAAAATATTGTTCCCTTACGTCCATTAATCCTCCACATCTTCGTCGTAAGGTTTATAAGGATACATTGTTTTATATGCCTGCTCATATGTTCGTTCATCTCTGATAATCTCATAATCACATTTGAGTCTGTCATTGCGGACACAAACACGATCTTCTTCATAATGACCAAACTTCAGCAGATTATCCTCGCCCACGACATTATCAACATCTTCAACTCGTTCATATGTGTCACCGTCAGCCAGCACATCGTCAGCAAACATAACAAGCTCTACTTCCTCGTATTCGATGTCACCAAATTCATTTGGAGTAATCTCATACGGAATATCACTGACTTCATCTTCGTCTGTCGGATCTGGTGCTGCAGTATATCCAGCCTTACGAACTGTATTCATGTAATCAATAGCTTCTTTAACTGCTGGACGTATCGAAGAATCCATAGGCTCTCTGTCTGGATTCTCGTCAACGCTAGATTCTTCACGCTCAGAATCTTCTCTGAAAGCCTCTTTGACCGATTCAATTTCTTCTTCACATCTCTGTCGAGCGATATAATAACCCAATGCCGTGCCAGCTATAGCACCAAATATAAAACATAATGCTTTATTCATAGTTCTCATCCTCATCTTTCATTGTCATCACGGTGAATGCCATCCCGCCAAATAAAAGAGAGATACTGACCAGCATCCCTCCTACAATATGGCGTTTTTCTTTTGTATCAGTTGCAAATTGAACTATTGAAAGTAAATATTCAAGACGCTCCATCCGATACCTCCTATTTGACCAACGCTAGTCCCTTAATAAAGCAAATACCTGCGAGTGCTGCAAATGTATAAGAAATAATACTTTTCATATTCTCACCCCTGCTTCCTTAAACTTTTCAGACAATATTCGAATTACTTCATCTTTAGGAACATAAATAACTCCATCTTCCCGGCAAGCCCCTTCGAAATAATCGTTCTCGTACCACACTCTAACAGTAGCCATTCCAACACCAAGTATGGATGCTACCTGTTCGTCTTTCATGAAATCATTACCGGATACCATTAATTTACCATTTCGAATTTCGGCATTTTCCAGATGATTAGTTAAGATATAAACAATTAAATCTCGTCCTGTCATATACGCTCCTTTCTATCCCTGACTCATACCATAAAGCCAAGGATAATCAAAAATATCTTGAATAGTTCCCGTTCCTACTGTATTAAGTCCAATCATTCAAATCTGATCAAGAATATAACGGCAATTCTTGAAGTCAAGAAGGATGACCGGTTCGTATCCGTTTACGAATCTTCTATTAGCTTCTTTATTAATATTCATAATATCAAAGCTAATCGGATAAGCATCTGGATGTTCTGCATCATAAACCCAACCATCAGTCTGTCCCTGCTGTGTACGAGGAATATCAAGATAATCATAAATATCATTAATAAATACAAATCCATCGGTACGAAGCTTATTGTTAAACAGTTCTTCTGCTCTCATCAGGAACCATTTATCATGTTCTGGGTCACCTGTGAATTCTCTTGATGCTTCGTCAAAGAATTTTGCATATCCAGAATATCCAGTTCCATCACCTGCAACATCAACGGATTTCTTTACGGTTTTATTCTTACCGTTTTCGTCTGTCTCTTTTTCTTTATATTCCGTTCTGGTGATATTGTGCTTAAGCTCACGGTCCAGATCTTCACCGAATCTTTCCACGACACGATCTCTGTAGTCTTTGAATTCTTTCTGTACTGCAGCATAAGCCCCTGCCAGACCAACGTTTCTCTTTGTGAGAATCTTATGACTTCCTACAATGCATCCAATTGACACGGCTTCAACTGCTACTGCTGGGGCATAGAGTTTTACCACTTTACCAGCTGTTTTCAGATTCTCAACAACTACTGCTTTTGTTTCTTCTTTTTCTGTATAACCTTTCTCTTTCGCTTCATCGGAGCTGGCATACTCGTGAATATCATTGGTAGCTTCTTTTCCCTCATCCAGAATAGGTTTGAGTTTCATAGTTGCTCTACACGCCATAACTGTTCCGCCTACAACACCGGCGACTCCTGCCACAATCATAATTGTTGGGCTTTTGATTTTTGCCTTTACTACAATTCTTTTTGCTTTACCTTTAAGTGTAATTTTTGGTAACTGAAATTTTTTCATGATTTGTTCTCCTTTTCAAAATATAAATTAATCATACTCACGATCAAGCGGCATTGGGCTTGGGAAACGAATAATATATCCATTATCGGATCTCAAACGTTCGACTTTAGCCCTATCCAAATTGGTCCATCCGTAGTTATCATCTGTGGATCTGGTAGGCTGCCCGGTAAGATCATAAAAATCCAGCAAACTCACAAATCGATTCTTATAGATAATATCTTCCATCTTTGTTAAGATTCGCTCAGCATCTCCACGGCTCTTGAATTTCACATTCTTGAAATCAGAACGTTCTGGTTGATAGTATCGATCATCACCGTATCTATCGTCTCTCCTGCGATCATCATAATATTTACGGTAAGCTGGGCGCATATCGTCATCGTCATCGTAATAACGTCTTCCACGTCTGCTGGATGATTTCTTACGTCCGCTACCCCTGAATACAGCGTTCCATGTATCATCAAGACCATCTTTGATCGTCGGAATCACGATCTCACTGACAATATAATCTTTAAGATCATATATATTGTCTGGAATGAAAGCCTTAATTAACTTATTTATCGCAGTGTCTTTCTGCTTATACTCAGAAGCATCGACCATCTTCTCAAGTCTCGGTTTCTTTTCTTCTCTATCCGACATACTCTACTTTTTCCTCTCTTATTGTTCCTGGTAAACAGATTGCTGCTGTTTCTGACATTCCAAGTGCTTTTTTACATTGATGAAACAAATTACTCCTGGCTTTCTTCATGGTTACAGCATACGTCTCGCCAACCCAGCAATCAGTAAGCATACGACCAAACGAATATACTGGTCCTCTATATACATATTTGTACATGAATATCCTCCTTAATAAAAAGAAAAAGGAGCAGTGCTTGATAACACCACTCCTTATTGAACAATTACTTATTCTCGGATTTTTCTTCCTGAACTTCTTCGTCATTCACACACTCAACATCGCCATCAACGACTTCCGGTTTGTGTTTCCGATCTTTAAACCAACGATATGCTTTCTTAGCTCCTACTACAGCTGCTCCGCCAAGCGCGAACGCTCCAGCAACAACAAGAATGCCAATACCGCCGCTTTCATTGCCGGTTTCTTTAACCTCATTTGCATCGTTAACAGTTTCATTTGTCTGTTCCATAATTTCGTTTTCGTTCATCTCATTTTCCTCCTGAAAATTTTATTATTGTTCCATATAAGACTGTGTAAAAAATGCGCATCAGTGCAAATTGCGGTAATCATATCTCGGTGCAATTACATAATTAACAGCCAGACACGGTTCATTATTATCTGCCAGCATTGTTGTAATAGTAAATTCGATAGGATGATCAACGTTCCAACCTATATCATCGCCAAGTTCTTTATCATGACACAAGCCAAATTCATCTCTAAGATCATTCAAGGATATAAACATTTCACTGAATAATCTTCGATTAAGATCATTCTCAATCTTCTTAATCATGTTGTAGTCTCCCATAAAATAATCATTGGCTCGCACGTCATAACACAGCGTATTTCCAAACTTTGGAATTCTCACTACGTTACACCCTTCGTAAGGATTTTTTTTAATTTCATCAGCGGCAATAGCATCACGAATTTCTTTCTCTTTCTTATCACCAACAATTTCTTTTGTCTTTGCTGTATAATCGTTAAGAGTCTGCTCTACAACTGTGTATGCTGCTGATAATGCCGCATTTCGTCTTGCATTAACTCTTGTACCACCAACAATACAAGCAATACCCACCGCTGCTGTCATAATCGCCGGCATATAAGGTTTCCATCCAGCTTTGATGATTTCTACCACTGTGAGTTCTTCGTCCTTATCGATAACTGCATCTTCCGGAGCTTTCTTTCTAGCGTTCTCTAAACGTTTGACTTTAGCTTTTTTTGCATCCTCAATAAGCTCCATCGCTCTAGGCGTTGCTACCCCAACCATAACTGCAGATACGATGATTGCTCCTGTGCCTAATCCAATTGTGATTCCCGGTGCATTTGCTCCTAATTTTGCACCAATGTTTTTCATGAAATTGTTCAGATTTGATTTAAACATGATTTTCTCTCCTTAAATAAAAGTGAAGAGGAGTTGCTACTCCCCTTCTGTTTCTTCTGACTTCTGATTGGCGATCTCTTCTTTGACCACCTCTTTAATTGATAAATCCATCCTGAGTTCTGAGATTGCTGTCTGTAACGCAGCAAACACAACAATAGGAATGATTCCCAATAAAGTTTTTTTGTTCATAAGTTATCTCCTTTCTACCGTCTTCATATAACGGCTTGCATTTTTTGCGAATGTCAACAATCTTCTTCATTATCCAAGCCCGGCTGATATACAAATTCAATCAAATATATTTCCAACCCGTCTTCCAGTTCTGTTCTATGATGAATAAAATCGATCCAATATATTTCGTCCGACCACCACCATCCAATTTTGTCGCCACCTTTTATAGGTTTGATGCCTAAAAATTCGTAGAAATCATTCACAGTTACGTCCATACCAAGACACCTGTTACGATTCAAGTGATACTCTGCTTCAAGTACTTGGCATACAGTACTTTCAAAATATCGTCTGGAATAACTATCATAAAACGTTCGCTTTTCTTCAACTGAACGATCGTCCCATGCTAAAGACGATGAACCGGCAAAATCAGCTGTCGAAATATAAACATCTTCAGCTTTCTCTGCAGCTAATGATTCCATAATTTTCTGATGAGCTTCTTCACCATAAAGTTCTTTTGTTTTGCGCTTATAGTCCTCATAAGATTTACTTGCCAACGTATATGCACTGACAAGAGCTACTCTCTGATGTCGATTAAGTACGTTGGAGCTAATGGAGCAAACTATCGTAACTCCGCCAACTGCAATAGCTGGAATATAATTCTTCCATCCTTCTTTGAAGTTATCAACTGTTGATTTCTCGGACTCTTCAGTATTGCGGGTCTTATTTGCTGCTCTTGCCGATAAAATACCCGTAGCAATCACACCAGCAACACTTAGTACCGTAAATATAGTTGGTGCTCCACGTTTTACTCTTGCGTAGAATTTGTTTGGTTTTTTCATAAACGACTCCTTTCATAAAAGAAAAGAGAGCTTGATTAGCCCTCTTTAAATAGAAACTGCATCTTCTGTAATTTCTTCCTCAGAAATATAATCTCTTCTCTGATTTCCAGCTTCTTGTAATAATTCTTCTCTCGAAACATCTTATCTTCGGTCATGATAATCTTTGTTTCCACATGCCTTACATCATCAGCTGTAACTCGTTCACTCATATTTTCTCCTTTCTTAATCACAGATCATTGTTTCATATAGGAGATTGTAAAAAGCGCGAAAAAAGAGAAGTCAATGTAGACCTCTCTTCTTAAACTATCGGTGAGATAATTGTTTCCGTTTCGGATTGTCATTAAACATTCTTTCAGCTGTTCTTATAACTCGTATGGTCATATATGATGAAATACACACTACACCAATGACATACATCACCCAGCCAAAGCCGTGTGTTGGTATATCAAATGACATAAGTGCCATTACAAATGCAAACCATACACAAATATAAGAAAAATACCTCATAAATAATGTTACTCCGTTAATCCAACCTTTCATGATTTTATCCTCCTAAAATATAGTTTTTCATATAGGAGCATGTAAATTTTGCGAAAGAACAAAAATAAGAGCCCATGCAATTAAGCACAAGCTCTTATGAATATTACTTCAATACTTTTAATTCGGCTAAAATATCACCTAACCGTTCACCATTCCGTTTCCGCTTATCGATTGCGATCCACTCTTCGTTCGTCAGCTCTCTGCGGAGTTTCCAATAATGTCCGAGACTCCGATCATAGCAATAGTTATTTTTCAATTGTTTCTCTTCTTTCACTTTCTGTCGCTTAGCCAGACCTTTTATCATAGATCCACCTGCACCAACAGCAAACGTTCCGATTCCAATTGCAACTTCTTTATTGTTCTGAATCCAATCTGTACATTTTTTCACCCCGTTACAGAGTTTCTCCTTACGTTCTCGTTTCTTTTGCTCCTTACGGAAATCTTCAAATGATACCTGTTTTTCGCTCATTTCATAATCCTCCTTATAAAGTTTTTTCATATAAGGGGATGTAATCGATGCGAATTAATAATAAATTAAATTATCCAATCCAACTCGTCTACGAAGTTTATAAGCTTCCTCTGGAAAACCAGGAACAATCTTCAGTTCTTTCTTGTTTTTAAAACAGCCGTATCCGTCAACATAATAATATTTGCCATGCTTAGTGTAGGCGTATACACTTCGTGCACTATATCCGTTTGGGGCAAGTATTGAACGTTTATTAGCTGATAAAACTTGATCATTAAATTTGTAGTTTCCGTAATATACAGGTACACCGTCATGCCATTCGTACCATACGTATTTACGAGATTCTGCAATATAGCCAGCTGCTCCTTTTGTTTTACTCCATGTCAAACGTCTGCCATTTCGTTTGTATTTAGGATTCTTAGCTGCCGACCAAAATGTTCCGGTCTTAGACCATCTGCCAGTTTCCCTAGTTTTTACACGAATACAATACTTGGTATTTGCTGCGGTTCTTGTAAGCCACATTCTATGAACATTGTGATATCTAATTTGAGAAACGGCCATGTATGTTTCCCAAAAAGCATCTTCTTCATTGCCTTTTGCAGAATAGCTTTTGTAAAAACGATATTTTTTCGCGCCATATTTCTTATAATAAATATCATACGTATAAGTAGGATTAAGATTGGCCATGTCAAATGCTATGGCATCATAAAACAACGAACCAACTCCGCTAGCCTTAGTAGAATACTCTTGTGTTAAAATAACAGCTGTACCATCATCAGCAGCTTGAACATTCGCACTTGGTATAACACCGATAATCATACAAGCACACAATAAACTGATATATAACAATTTAAGTTTCTTCATACGCTCAATCCTCTTCATACAATTCATCATAATTGATTCCCGGAAACTCCTCATTTCTTCTATATGCATCTTCATACTTTGCTTCCGGATCATATGATTCTTCTTCATCTTCATACGTAGATTCCAATGTTGGATAATCAATACCCAGTTTCACGTCATCCAAATCAGTAGTATGACCGCATTCCGGGCATATCCAATACTCATCTTTAGCTTTATAATCCATTTCAATGTGACACTCAGGGCAGTACTGTTTACTCATAATCGCATTCCTCCTTCGTATAGATATTTGTAGTATATCACATTGGAATTGAATATTGAAGAAAAATCAAGAGACCATGTATAATACATGATCCCTCGCTTTGAAACTTATTTTTTTCTCCACGGTGTGAAGAATTTTAATGCATTTTTTGCTGACGGAGATCCAATAAATTGGTCTAATTTCTCAATCTTGAGTCCTTCTCTCCAGGTCTTTCTGCAGAATATCAATGGCAAAGCAATGCCCGCCACATCTACCCCAAATCTTAGCCAGTTGAAAGCCTTGTTCTCCTGAATCTGCTGTTCTTTCAAGTCAATATCACGATTCTGATACTCTTTATCATCCTCATTTTTCTGACGCTGAATTTCAGCATTTTCATGGTTCTTGTATTCCTCCAACTTCAATTTGTATAAGATGTTCAGGCAATCCTGTACGTCATTATACTCTTTACTACCCGGAGTTTTGGATTCAAGTTCTCTAAATAACCTCTTAATCTCCGTATCCAACAATTCGTTACTCATAAAAATTTCTCCTTTCTCGTTGAAATACAAATTTGTTTCATATAAGGGATTGTTTAAAAAGCGCAAAAGAAAAGAGCCCTTGTTTAGGACTCCTCTTCTGAAGGAAATGCATATCGTATATCCGATTCCATCTCTGGTAATATGATTTCAATCGCACCATTTGGTTTAAAATGATATTCGAATTTAAAATACGGCACTGAATTGCTTCTCCAGCCGGCAACAAGTGATTCTCTTGTTATCGGAATACCCAGTTGTTCATATACATCTCGTAATAACAAACACCTATTCATTTGTAACCTGTCATCTAATCGGCATTCGTAAGCTTCCAGTGTTATCCCGTTAATACGTTCGTTCTTATTCCATCTTGGCGATCTTTCATCGAATATTATAGTTTTCTTCATAAAATATCACTCCTTTCATTAAAGGATATGCTATTTCTGCGCGACTTCTTTTATCTGAATCAGCATTACTTTGTGCTTAACCAATTCATCCGGATCAAGTGACCCCAGCTGAAACGTCATCACATTTTTATCCTCTTTTGTACGATCAATAAGTAATTTCCCTGTTGGTAACATGATTTTGGTTAACCAGATTCCAAATATCATACCAACGAATAAGACTACGGCAGTCCATAATAAACTCATCAACTTTACTCCTTTCTTCCATAACAAAATATCACACGTTTTGGGTTACTGTGTGATGTAAATCGATTACCTTCTGATTTGTAGATCCAGCCCAGTGATAATTTACATCTGCCAAATCCTTCTTAAATGGTCCGTCTACCAGCACATCTACGTACTTCAGAATTTCCAAATCTTTAACTTCGTCATATAAATATCCCGTATACATCCAGATCGTTTTATTTGGATATTTTTCTTTTAATAACTTACACAAATATAATACTGTGCTACGATTATCTGGAAATAATGGATCTCCACCAGAGAATGTAACTCCTGATGGATAACCTTTATCCAAATAATTAAATAAGCGATTCAAATCATCTGTAGTAATGGGACTTCCACTATTCGAATCCCATGTCTGTGGATTCTGGCATCCAGGACATTTATGATTGCACCCAGACACCCAAATAATTGCTCTTAATCCATCACCATTCAGCATTGAATCATACTCTATTCCATGTATATTCATTTTAACCACCCCCATAAATCATAGAAATATAATTATAGCATAAAAAACGTTTTAGCAAAAGAAAAGAGCCCTTGATAGGCTCTAATCTTTTATACTAAATGTATGTGGATGCTTTCGTATAATACCCCACCAAGCACGTACATAACTTACAAATGAATCGAGTTCCCATTCTAATCTGTATTTCTTATTATCGATTAAGAAATCCATTCCAGATGTGATTTTTTTCCATTCATTTCCGGTTTTTGTGCATTTTAGCGTATATTTTTTACTCATAAAACATCACTCCTTTCATACAAGGAACTGTAAAATATGCGAAAGCTAAGAGACCAGGCTAGTCATCAAAATCAATGAATACTATATCGTCATTAACAATCGATAACTCAATAACGCGCTCTGAATATTTTATAGCTCTATCGAGCTGCTGTTCAAAAACAGCCATCCCATCTAAATTATAAAATCCATTTATTTGTTTCCGACATTTGTCAATGTTTTTCTGTAGCAATTTAAGTTGAACCAAATCACCAATTTTTTGGTGAGTTTCCTTTGATACTGGAACATACCCAATACTATAATCATCTGCATAACGCCAATAATTGTCTTGTACCAGTTCCTTTACCTCTGCTTCGGATATAGCTTCTGAAGCTATTTGAAAATATTCCCGACTGACACCGTCAGACTGCATAATCACAGCATAAAAATTTACGTTCTCTTTTTCTAGCTGTTTAATCTCATTTTCAAGTTTTTTAATTTCGCTTTTAATATTATTAATTTTCTTTTCTATATTGTTACTCATGATATTTCTCCTTTCACATAAACAAAAGCTAAGAGACCCGGTCAGTCTCGCCCAAAGTCTCTTTTGCTTTAATTATTTCTTTTTTCTGAAAAATATAAGTTTGATCAGAAATACTATTATTGCGATGCATACAATTACATCGCCGAATACTACAAAGAATGCTATACCAGCTGTCCCTACAACAACCGCTACAATAATTCCTATAAGTATCAACGCTGCTACTAATGCTCCAAATAATAACATATTCGTTACCTCCTTATCGTTTGTTCTCATAAAGCGATTTGTAAAATATGCGCATTGATTTTAAACGTACTTAGATGTATAATGAATCTCCACAATGTAGAAGGAGGTATTTAGTATGAATAAGATTGAAATCGATACATTTATCGAAACCACTGGTGAGTTCGGCGATGTATGGACCGTTGAACAAGTGCAGGATGTATACGGTGACAAATCACTTGATGAAGCACTTGCTGATCGTAGAGCATCCTATGAACACATATCGAATATAATCGGCAACTCCATCAATAAATAATTTTGCAAAAACTAAGAGAGCATTCGTTTTTCGCGAATACCCTCTCGGTTTTAATAAGCTGGTAAACACTTAATCTTTAAGTGCATTAATCAGCAGCATGTCAAAGAATGCTCTGTCCTTAGACTTGATGATAAGTTCTTTCTTGATTTCATAATCAATGTCGAGTTCTTTAATATACTGTATAAATGCTTCATTGATTCTGAAAGAAACTTCTTTCAAGGCATCTTTGGACACTTCTTTGACATCTTCTAATAACATACCATAATTCATGATGTCTACCTCCTTTCATACAAGTCTGTGCTATTTTCGCGCATTACTCAAATGCCAGAAGAAGCATCTATATACCTCGTAAAATACCTGCCTACAACACGGTATTTTCTCTTTAGCTCTTAATTTGTCGTATGAATATCCATTCGTTGCACACTTTACTATGTATTTAGCAAGTATCGGATCAGCTTCTTTTGCTGCATTATTCACCATGTCAATTCGCTCACTATAGAACAGAATCTTCTCGGCAGTAGTTGCAGTTGGATCAGAAATATCAGTTTTGTTCGGAACTGAATATGTAGCCACTACAGCTCTCTGAAGTCCTTCCAAATCTTTTCGAATTTTAACCCATTCATTATACTGAGCACAGAAATGTGAAAGTTCCAAATATCTGTGTCTGCTAATCCAATATTTGTTTTTCTTTGATACGGTTGTTCTCATGATTACTTTCTCCCTTTCCAAATATAACCTGTTTCATCGTACAGTTTTTTCGGTGAAATATAATAATTTATTCTGCCGAACTTACTGTTCATTTGGTCAATTGACGTTATCACCTGACCGTTTCTTGTTGCGTTCCCTATTGGTAAATATCCGGTTATAAGACCAGCTCTTATCCAAGAAGGGTCTTTTCCATATATTTCAGCCACGATTCTTACCGGAACGCCACCCTTACCAAACTCAATTTGTTCCATTACAACCATCTCCTTTCAATGGCTATTCTATGACTCGTGTGACGTTTTGTTAAAAAGAATACATGGATAAAATTGGTAAAAAGAAAAAGAGACTGTTAAATCTCTTCCTCTTTTGATTCACTTTCATTAATATTATCGTTTCCCATTACACAAACAACAATTGTCATCATAACAAACAGTGCAATAGCTATTGTCTGGTTTATAAGCATTGTTATAACAAATGCTATAATCGTTTCAATAACTACCAATACTTTCGTTAATTCTACTTTTGTCTGTTTACTCATAATATATACCTCCATATAATTAATGCTATTGTATTCATATATGAACATGTAAATTTCGCGCAAAAAAGAAAAGAGCCCTTGATAGGCTCTAATCTTTGAATCTCTTTGAAATTTAGTCATTGTCGGAAAATACTTTTATCCAACAGTAAACCGCTGCTCCTGTGAAAAAAATTGCTAATCCTAACATCTAAACACTCCTTTCATATGCATTCCATATAGGAGCTTGTAAAATATGCGGGCAGAATTCCATAGCAAACTCTTCTCTCCAATGCTTCATAGTCAATTCGCAAGGATAGTCTTCAAATCCAAGAGTATCGCTATCGATCAGCCCTTCTTTAACACCATCGACAATTTCTTTATCGTACTGCTTGTGTGGTAAAATATTTTCTGGAAAAATCCTTCTAATCTTTCCGCATTTTTCGCATTTTACTCGTTCTATGTAAATATGATGTTTCGCACCGCCCTTCTCTCTAACGATTCTAACTGCCTTATCGTGGTGTTTCATATCACCGCCGCATTCACATTTCATAACTTAAAACCTCCAATTTTTCATCACATGTACTACTTGACTCGTTAGTACACCTTGTGATATATAACTTTATACGGCAAGTTCATAAAAATCAACTGGAAAGGTTTGGTAATTATGTTAATACTATGTCCAGAATGTGAACTACAAGTAAGTGACAAAGCTGTTTCATGTCCGCATTGCGGATACCCAATAAAAACAGTTGTAGAAGAAACAGTAAAATCATCAAAAAAGAATGCGAAAAGGAGGCGTCTACCTAACGGATTCGGAAGAATAACGGAAATAAAGAATCGCAATTTAAGAAGACCGTTTCGAGCAATGGTTACAGTTGGCAAAACATCAACTGGTCAACCTATTGGCAAACCATTGAAACCAGTATCTTATTTCTCTACTTATAATGAAGCTTATACTGCTTTAGTGGAATATAATAAGAATCCATATGATTTGGATGAAGATTTGACAGTTAAAGAAATCTATGAAAAATGGTTTCCCGAGTTCATGAAAACCAAAAATGAATCATACGGACGATCGATAGCTGCAGCATGGCATTACTGCTCATCTGTATATGATATGAGATTTAAAGATATTAGATCGAGGCATATTAAAGGATGCATGGAAGAAGGTACTTTCGAATATAAGGGAGAAACCCGTAAGCCGTCACCAACTACTAAACATAGAATTAAATCAATATTTAATTTAATGGGTGATTATGCTTTAGAACATGAAATTGTTACGGTGAATTATGCTCGTTCTTTTAATATATCCAAAGAAATACAAGAAGCGATAGAAAACGAAAGAGTCGAACATATGCCGTTTAGCGTTCAAGAGATGTGTAAACTATGGAAGAATTATGATATGCCCTATGCCGATGTACTTTTAATTCAATGTTATTCAGGATGGAGACCGCAAGAACTTCTTAATCTCAAAATAGAAAATGTAGATTTGACGAAGTGGATTTTTGTTGGTGGAATGAAAACTAAAGCCGGTATTAATCGCCCGGTTCCAATTCACACAAAAATTCGTCCATTAGTTCAACGGTTGTATAATGAAGCCAAATGCATAGGAAGTGAATATTTAGTCAATTGCCGTGAGCCTGCTTATATCAAAAATGATTACAGAATGTCATATGATAAATATAAAACACGATTTAAAAACTTAATAAGAGCATTGGATTTAAACCCAAGTCATAGACCGCATGACGGTCGTGAACATTTTATAACTGAAGCCAAGAAATATAAAGTTGACGAATATGCTATTAAATATATGGTCGGTCATTCTATTAATGATATAACCGAAAAAGTATATACTAAGCGTGAGTTCAGCTGGCTTCAAACTGAAATCGAAAAAATAAGATAG